TTCTTCAAGCGTTCATCATCGGTGTGCTGCGAAGCTCTGCCAAACGTTACTTTGTCGATATATGCCGAGGCTTTAGCGGCAAGGCGAGTGAAGTCGCCCTCGCTCACTGTATTGCCGCTGTAGGTGGCACTATAAAATTCATAGTCGGCATAAGCCATGCTCTGTGCCTCCTTTGAAATTATTCGCCGTCGCCCTCTGTGCCTGTATCAGTGGTTTCGGTATTTGCAGGAGCAGGAGCAGGAGCAGCGCATACGCGCACAGCCTTAAGTTTGTTAGCGTCAACCCACAGGTCGTGGAATTTACGATAATCGACGAGCCAGCCATCAGCGCCCTGAACATCCTTAGGCTCGAATATTTTTACGCCATCGGTCTTGGAAACCGCCACAGGCGCGGAACGTGCGCAGACGATCCAGTTGATCTGTCTTGCGTTGGCAGCGGGTGCAAAACCGAAGCCATTAGTCTCAGAGCCGTCCTTGAAGATGTATTCAGTCTTCATTCTTGCAGAGGGCACACGGATTATCGGGATACCGTCAATTGTCTTTACCTTAGTGGTAACATTGCCCTGAGTAAAGTCGCCCACATTGAGATAGCGGCTGAGCTTGTCGGAGCTGTCGAAGATATCTGCAACGGTAAAGGGCATCACGATAACAAGATCCATATTGCCGCCGCAAGTGTCAAGAATACTTGTGATGTCGCTCTTCAGAGTGGTGTAAATAGTGCCCGAAGCAGGGGTGTATTCTCTGCTTTTGCCTGCTTTATGCGCAAGCGAAAACAGCTTTGAATAACGATAAGCGTCTACCTCAGGTATAACATTTTCTGACTGGAATACGCTCATTGTGGCTGAAGCAGCGGCAATGAAACCACTCTCGTCAACCTCAATGCGGTCAAGCAGAAACTCCACACCTCTGTCCATGGACATGGTCTGCGTCTGATAGGTAAGCGATACCTTGCCCTTAGGGAAGCCTTCGCCGCGGTCATAATTGCCCAGACCATCGGTGGATATGGTAGGTATCTTGATATCACGACCACCTGTGTACTTGTAGCGGGCTGCATTTGCCTCCATCCAACCTGAGGTTGCACCCTCTATCATCTGCTGGTCGCAGGCATTCTGGAACAGTGTAATTGCTTCAATGTTATTGTAACTAGGCATAGTGTTTTCCTCCTTCTTTTACTTCAGTCCGAAACCGCTCTTTATCTGCGCTTCCAGATTATTCGCATCCGCACCTACCGTACTCTGCGTACTACCCATGAAAAGCCCGGGCTTCTCGGCGGCGAACGCTGAAGGCTCGTTCTTCTTCAGCTCCTCAAGGAACTCTGCGCCGCCGATGAACTTGCCGTTCTCAAACTTGAAGCCCTTGCCCTTGAACTCCTGAAGCACCGACTGCTTTATGCGCTCAGAAGCAAAGCCGTATCCGTTCAGCAGCTTCTCGGCTTCGAAGTCGATCTCCTGTGCGGTAAGCTTATCCTGCAGGCTCTTGGTTTCCTCGGCATACTTCGCATTCAGCTCGTCAAGCTGCTTCCTGAGTTCTGCCGAGGTGGTATCTGTCTTGAGCTTCTCAAGATCGGCGTCGCGGGCTGCGAGCTGCTTTTTAAGGTCTTCAAGCTCCGTCATGGTCTTGGCAGCCTCTGCAGCGGCAACGTATTCCTTAGCGCCGACCTCGTCAAGCTGCTTTTTCTGGTCTGCCGAAAGCTCGATACCGAACGCTTTCAGCAGCGTGATGATCTTCTCCATCATGGTGAAAAACCTCCTTTAAAAGTGTTTTTAGGTATATAAAAAGCACCCCGTAAGGAGTGCTGATTATTGAATTTAGGGATAAAAATTGCACCCTCGGGCGAGAGTGCGGCATTTAATTTATTGGTTCGTCGGCTTCAATCCACTTTTTCAGCTTTTCGATATAAGCTTCAGCTGTACCGTAGGTTTCAGGATTGTAAGGGGGTGCAGCTTTGCCGAACTTTTCGTAATATTGCATGACTAAGTTCCAGTTTTCTTTTTGGGATATTACCTTCAAATCTGTTACTGGTAAAACCATGAATATCACTCTCCTAACTGTTTAGTAATCATTGCAGTAAAAGCAGTATATACTTTCGGTAATTCACTTTTTACAAATTCAAGTCCATCGGTATCACCAAAACATTCAAGCGTGAATAAATTTGCAAAGATTTCTTTTTGCTTCTTTCCGGACTTGTGCCAGTAATCAGGTTCATGTCCTGCTATAAGAGGTATTTCTCCTTCGGTAATTGCACTTAAAATATCTTGAAGCGGTGCATTATATCTCAATACATCGGATTTCATTATTTTATCAGCAACGACCTGACAGTCAACAATATCTCTATACTCTGCAACAGCTTCAGAGAACGCTTTGTTCTTATCTGAATGGAATACTTTGTTATCAATTCTGTGCGCTATCTCATGGGTTAGGCTCATGTTAAGGTCATAATTTGCAAGCTGTGTATTACTCGGATTATATACAAAAATATCTTTGGAACCCGAATAACCCATTGTAATATCAGGGTTATCTGTTTCGACAAACCTAGCGCCGTAGCTGTATTGCTTCAGAAGCTTCATGTGCGATTTTGGAACGCTGCTGTTCAAAAAACTGTCATATTCTTTTCGGGCGGATTTTAAATCTAGCTTGCCATCAGAAAAATGAGAAGCAAAAAGATGTTCGTCCCCTATATAATTATATACCTTTTCAATATTGCTGTCAAGGCGCATCTGCGCCTTCTCAAACGCTCTCGCTTTCCTCGTCACCGCACCCGTCTTACCGCTGAGACGCCTGTCATAACCGCCGACGATGGTGCGCTCATACTGCGTGAAGCTGCCAGCTTTGCGGCAGAAGTCCTCATAGATATCCTTTTGGCGGCGCAGCTTAATGCTTGCCGTTGTGAAGCCTTCCTTGTCGCCCGCAGCGTCAGCCACAATGCAGCGGTTTTTCTGCTTGCGCATGGCACGCTCCATCTTACGCATCTGCTGCTGTGCCTCATAAGCCGTATACCGCTTGCCCTCGTATGTAAACGGCGGCGGGTCGATGTTCTGGAGTTCCTCATCTGTGTAAACAGGCGTGCTTACGCCGAGGATTATCGGGTAAACATCATGGCGGCAGTTCGGCTCGCTGAGCAGCGGCTTTATCTTCTGCTCATACTCCTTTTGCGTGTACTGCCTGCCTTGATATATCGCATGAGAAGGACGTGCGCCCGAGTGCGCCGACATCTCCCAGCCGTTCGCGCCGAATTCCTCGCCGTTTTGCTCGGATATACTGTGAGCGACGTGCGACACGGAGGTCATCAGAGCAGTGCGAACAGCAGCTTCAACACTTCTTGATGTTCCGCTCTCATAGTCGATAGTCCTGACCCCCGAAGCGGCAAGCTTGTTCACAGCCTGCCTTATCGCGGTGGTGTAGTCCGTTGCTCCCGTCACGACTTTCATGTGCGCTGCGTCCAGCTCCTTGCGGTACATATCTGTCAGCGAAAGGTAATAAACGCGCCCCAAGATATCATGATCTGCAAATCCGAGAGTGTTGGTAAGATTTTCGCATTTGCCGTTGGTCTCTTTTATCTGAGCGGCAATGAGCTTGTGAAGCTGCTCGTTTTCGTTAAGCGGTATCGACACATTGCCGTCAGCCGCAAGCCTACGCTTATCAAACTCATCTGACTGCTCGGCAGCACTGCGGATAAGCTTCTCCACGATCTCGGCAGAAAGTCCGTTTATCTCCGCTATCTTCGCAGCTATCTCCTTTGCAGAAAGCCCAAGCGAACGTGCGCGGTACAGCTGAAATTCCGCTGTTTCGGTAATCTTAGCACCCTCCGCTATGCGGCGGGCAATGTCGCGGAGAATGAACTCGCCGAGATCCGCGTACAGATCAACAAGCTCTGTCGGGATATTGCGCTTTTGTTCAGGCGTAAGCATTGTAGTCACTTCCTTCCGCTTATGGCGTTCATTTCGGTTTTGCCTGCAAAATCGTCATCGCTCCGATGGCGAAGTAATGAACGCAAGGTGACCGCTTGCGGTCACTCAATCTCCTCCGAACATATGCGACATTAGCGGCATCATCTCCCGTGCAGCTTCCTCAGACACACCGAAGTACCACCTCAGAATATACTCTGGCTTTATAAGCCCTGCCTGCTGCAGAGCCATCAGACGATTGAACTCGGTACCCGTATCCTCGAATACGCTGTCACCGAATTCGATGCCGGGATTGCCGTCTTTAACCTCGAAGCCGTAGAATTTAGCAAGATTTGCAGTTACCTTTGCAAGGGATTCCAGCACAGGGCGAAGCTGCCGCTGTAGCTGACATACCGTGTTGTATGTAGTCCTATCCTCGGACAGTACCTGTGTGGCGGTGACGAGCCCTTTCTGATTATCGAATGTGAACGTTCCGCTGGATACGCCGATCTGCACCTCATAAAAGCGTAGCTCTGTGTTGATGGCAGCCTTATGCTCCGCTTCGCGTATCTGCGGGGCATATGTCATTATCTGATGCTCGATGGAGTTTCTGCCATCACCCATCGTTTTAACAAAATAGTCATCAGGTATGCCCTTCTGACCACGCAGCACCAGCTCATCACCAAACACCTTTGCAGACATCTTGCGGAATTCCGCGAGATATTCGCTGTGTGCCGCGTCTATCTCATGCAGAGTATCAAGACTGTTGGCAAACATGGAGATCGGCAGCTCGCTGTCGAGGTCTATGTTATTGGCATAAGGCGTTCTGAATGTAACGATCATCGGAATATCCGATGGGATCTCGCCTTGCGGCAGCAGTGCAGCCCAGCGTGGGATCTCCTTAAGCTCGAGCTTTCGGTTTTTGCCGCATTCCCACACGGTGTTTGTTACGGCGTGAATGCCATTCTCAAAGCAGTGATGCTCGCGGCGTTCATAAATCTTGCCGCGGTACTTTATGCGTTCAAAGAAGATACCCTCGGTAATGTGACCGTTCTCGTCCAAGGCTATCGGAAGAAAGTCACGCGATGTACCGAAATCATAAAACACCTCGCCTGTTGCGGTCATATACGGCTTTATTACAGTATAACCTCCCACAAGCGTAAGCTGCGTTATCCTATCCAGATTAGGCAGCAGATTTTTCTCCGAGTAGTAGTTAAGGCGCTCATCAGCAAGCTGATACTTTATCTCTCCTGTGACGAGCTGAGCAAGGTAAGCCGAAGAAACATAAGCCAACGGCAGCGGGCGAAAGTTTTTGTGCGTAGGCTCCTGCGGCAGAATACGCTGAAAGGCATTCCACCACAGCTTTGTCGCGGACTGCATAGCCGCGCTTGCCGCAGTTTCTATCTTCGATATATCCGCAATGCTATCCATGCTGTCACCGTCCTTTCCAAAACCGTTAAAAAGACTTTTGAATTTATCTATAATGCTCATTTAAAACTCCTCTATCATGTAAGGTATGAACCGCTCCCAGCTGTACTCAAAGGAGTCGAGGGAGTCGATGTCTGATGTTCCGTCGTCAAGGCGTTCCTCTGCACCGACGACCTTTTCGTCCCATACAGCACCCTTGAAAGCGTTTGCGAGGCTTTCGCATTCTTCCTGAAGAATTTTGTATCTGCCGCCTGCCATTATCATGGTGGTTGCGCGTATGCGGTCGTTTATTTCACGCTTCAGCGCGTTTTTAACGATAACACCAAGCGGCTTCAGATGTGTCCTTAATCCCGCAATAAGCGTCTGCTCCGCGCTGTCGGCGTATAGCGCGGTAATTTTTCCGTATTTCTTAATTATCTCCTCGCAAAAGCGATAGACCTTGGAATAAAGATCAAGCGGAGATATATCTCTTGCCGGAATACGCTCATGCTTCAGAGAATACAGCCACCTGAAATCATGCGTCAGAGCCGAGCAGCTCAGCGCGTGAGATGATAAATTACCGCCGAAGTCAAGTCCGATGTTTATGTAATCGAAGTGGGGAAGCTTGTCAGCCTGTGCCGCGTAGCTTGCAGGCATATCCGAAAATATCTTATAGATAGCACCCGCAGCGACTACCCAGAGTCCAAGAATAAAGCGGTCGTAATATACGCCTGTGTATTCCTTTTTGAGAGCCGCCACATATTCAGCGTCAAGCGTTGTATTGTCGTCAATATGGAAAAACATTCGGAATATATCATCGGCAAGTTCGGCTTTATTGAGATAATCCGTAAGCAGCCAATGCGTCGGAACATCAGGGTTAGTGGTTGCTATAAGCTTTGCTCCCGGTGTTGACAAACGAGAGAGCAGCATAACAAAAAAGTCCTTAGGGAACAATGTCAGCTCATCGCAGTAAGCGCCGCCAAGCGTTATTCCTCGTATCTTGGTTTCGCTGCTCTTATCGTTAGCGCCCTCGAGCATGATCTTGCGACCAAACAAAACGCCCTCCTTTTTGGAGAGCGAAAATGTGAAGTTGTTTTCTCCTACCAGCTCCTGAAGCGGAAACAGGCAGTTTCTTTTCAAGGTCTGCAGGGATTTTGCGCACATCATATATAAATAGTCTTTGGGACGTGAAGCTACCCAAGCAGCCCATATTATAAGAGAGATCCACGTTTTGCCCGATCGTACAGAGCCTTCAAGAATGTTAAGACGCTTTAGCTCATTGTTTTTCAGCTTACGAACAAGCTGTTTCTGCTTTTCTGTAAATTCAAGCATTCTTCAGCGCCTCCAGTATCTCGGACAGCTTACCCTCGCCATCGCTTGTCTTGCCGCCTGTGCGAGAATAGTCCGCAGGCTTTCTATTAATAAGGAAAAATTCGATCGCCGCCTGAGAAGGAAGAATATGCCTTTCTGTGGTTTCAACGCTCCTTCTGCCATTGGTTATCTTCTCCTTGCGCTCGGTAACGGTGTAGCCTGTAGCAGCTCTGTACAAAGCCTGTTCCACCTCAGAAGCGATAAGCTCCGAATTTTGAGCGAGCATGGCAGCCACACCCTCGTGCTTGGCTTTGATCTCAGCAATGCGCTTTTGGCGTTTGGCGGGATTGTTTGTTGAAAAATAAGCATCGACCAGCTGCTGAACAGCAGATGACGGCTCGCTGCCGCTGTGCTTTTCATAGTCTGCTATAGCAGCGCCAAGAGCCGCTATGCTCTTCTTTTTCTTGCTCACGCTGTCACTTCCTCTCATATATGCGTTCAAATCTCTTAAAACGGCGTTCAAAATCAATTTTCATGATGCGGGCATGAAACAATACCACCTTGCTGTCAAAACGCCGCAAATCGCATTTTACGCGTTTGTGATCTCAGCGGTCTGCTATACATACCTTTAAATACGTTAAAATTGCCTTTAAAATAAACTTTCGCGGCGAAGTAGGGAAGTTACCCTACGTTGCCGCGAAAATGCTTTTGTGCGCATTCTGCGCGCTTTTTGAAAACAGCTTTTTCAGGGCAAGCTGCGCCCTATCCGATCAGACATCATGTGTCCGCAGATACAAGGTTATGTTTCGCCGCTCCGGAGCGTATCAACGGAATAGCAGGCGGATCATCAAACTCGACCGTGAACGTTACCTTGTAATGCTCACCGTACATAGTGACATCCGCCGTGGCGCGTCTGCCGCGCCGATTAAATCTTATTATCTTATGTTCAAGAGCCTTTAAGAAGCCCTGTGTGATATGCAGTATGCCGTTTCTTATATACCCTCTGGAAACGCCTATGCATTCTCCGCTGTTGCAGATAGCACGGATATATTCCTCCTCGGTATCCGACAGCTGCGCCTGACTTACAAATCTTATCACTCCGCTGCATTTTTTTACAGTGTAGTAAAGAGAGGGCGGCAGCTCGCCGCTGTCGAGGAATACATACCCGTCAAACAGCACCCTTTCTCGTCTGAGCCATTGACCGCGTTTTCGTTCCTCAACGAGCTGACGCGGAGAATATGCGGTCACGCCTTTGCGGTGAAGCTGCTCGACAACATAAGACTCCCTGCCACACTGACAGTATATAACGTACATCAGCTATCCTCCTCGCGTTTTGCGTTGATAAACTGCACGATCTGCTTGTACAGCTCGGGAGCCTCCTTAGCCATGGCTGAGAAAATATCCTCCTTAAAGCTTTCAAATGCAACGTCCTTAAGATTTTTAACGCGGACATCACTCTCGCTTTTATGGCTGACCGCTCTGATCAGCGCCGTGCAACGGTCGATAAGCTTAAGCGGGTCGGAGTTTTTCAATGCGTCATCGTCCATTTCGCGGACTGCCTCCAACACTCTGTGTGACACCAGTCGTGCTATGCCTTCGGTAGTATCGAGCTGAGGATATTTAGCCATCTCCTCTGTGAGCGTGCGCATATTTTCGGAAGCCAGCCGAAGATCCTGCACAGTTGCGTTAAGTCCCTTAGCGTATCTGCAAACGCCCGCTTCGGTCAACGTGACATTAGCAGTCTCCTTTACGAAATTGCAGACATCACGATAGGTGTAATTACCGAGGATCATCTGCTCCACAGCTTCCTTGATATCACAGGGGAGTGCGTCTATCTTGCTGTGCTTGCGGTTTCTGTTGCGTGACATCTTCTCACCGCCTTATGCAGGGATCTTCTATGCTGCCGTTAAGAAGCTGTATGCCCTTTGCAGTTAGCTTAGCCTCAAGCGCCGAAAACTCCGCGTCGGCAAGATCAGCAACGTTCGTATGCGAGCCGCGTATTCTGAGCTTGATGTAACCCGATTCTGTGAGGTAATTCACACAATCGGTCACATCGTTTCGTGATACAGTGCTTTCAAGCGCATCTGCAACACATTCAAGCTGTGTGTAATCCTCGCGCATGACGTTTATGGTCTGTAAAACTGTACGGTTGTTACGGCGAAACGCCATCCTGCGTATTTCCTCGGCATTGTTCTGCTGCATCTTCAGCTTCCCCCTCTCATATCATCTATCTTTGTTTCGAGCCTAGTCATAATTCGTACAAAATCATTGTTTCGCACTGTATTTTCTTTCAAAAAGTCAATATTGCGCTCCATTTTTTCTATAGACTTTTTCAGCTCGTCAAGCTCGGACTTGCTGGCGTACTTTTCATCAGCGCGGTCAAGCTTTGACTGGAGCTCGCGCACCTGCGTTTTTGAAGCACAGTCATTGAGCTTGTCGAAGAAATGCTTAAGAAAAAAGCCGATAACGCCCATTCCGCCGGTAAGTATTATATTGTAAACAGCTTCGAAATCCATTGTTTCACCTCTTTCGGCGATTGTCTATTCATTGATGAAATTATACTATTAAGAATGTTTTTTGTACAACGTGAAATTGTGCGCGGTTTTATGCGTGAAATAACGGCGCACAAAAAAACGCCCCGGAGCTATCCGAGGCGTAAAAAAATATTTCATGTGCCCTTCACAAGAAGCTGTCTTACATCTGAAGCTGTAAGCTGCAGATCACCTGCGATCTGCTCTATACTGTCGCCCTTCTGCTTGCGGCAGCGCACATGATCTGCAAGCTCAGGCGTGGGAATAAGCGATTTTGCTTTTGGTATCCACAGCCTATCGCCGCCATATACATCGATCAGAGCGCGGTAATTATCTATGCCGATAAGGTCAACGACCGCCTGCTGCTCCTCGTTAAGATGGCGGAGCTCCACCAGATTTGACATTGCCATTACGTTCACCCCTTTGCTTTCGTTTTTCTGTTTCTATGTATCTTTTCAAGGCTTCGATTATCTCACTGCCATCAGCAGCGGAGCAGCCTGCAAAGATACCGCCGTTTGTTTTCACTTCTCTGTTTTTTACCTTTGCAACGACTCCCGCAAGCCTGTCCCGAACGCAAATGTCCGATGGTGAAAGCTCGGCAAGTAAATAAGTCAGGCGAAACGCTTTGTTTTTCTGCTCCTCAGACATACGTTCAGGGGCTTTGGCACCTCTGATCCCGTGCAGAAAATCCTCCAGCCGATCAATGATGAAATCCGCCTGCTCGTCGCTGAGCTCGGATATGTGCGGCTTATCCGGATACCACTGCTGCACCCATAGGTGAAGCTCGTCATCTGCACCGCGGGAGCTGTCAAGCATTCCGCATTTAGCGCCCAGCGCATATATGCGCTTTGTTTTTTCCTTCGCTGCCATATCAGGTCACCGCTATCTTAGTGGAGCTGCTGACAGATATACCGAGGTTGATATCGTGTATAAGCTTTTCTTTGTCCGCCTGTGCCATTTCAGCCACCTTGCAAAAGGTCTGCCAGACTACAGCTTCGGCATAAAGATATGCATAGTCGCTTGCATCAGCTTCGGAGAGTCCGCCTATCTTTATGAGATTATCTCGGTCATTCTCAAAGGATATTCCCTTAAGCTTACGGAGAAGGGCGTTCTTCTGCTTGTCATCGCAGGGAAGCTGCTTAATTACATCTTCAGGGAAAGTCTGCACATATCCGCCCGTGTATATGCCCACAAGCATACGCTCGATACTTTTATTGGCAGGGGATACATTTATGTTGATCTTTTCGTCAAAGATATCCATAAACACCTTACCGAGGGTTTCCTTAAGATAGTTAGGTGAATCGATCGACAAAGACTGTGCTTCAGTGTAGGTAACTTCCGCCTGACTATCGGGATCGGCGTATGCAGCAGACTTGTATTTGGTATCTGAAACATCAGCAGCACCGCGCTCAAGAAAAAACGCTTCCAGCTTTCTCTTGCGCTCATTCAGTCTGCTAAGCTCACGCTTGACATCCGACAGCTCTTTCACCTTGCTCAATATTTCTGTATCCATCAGCTGCAAACCTCCTGATACATTTTTGTAGCGCACAACGGACAAATAGTGATATCTCCAAAGTGCTTGATATTTTCTGTGCCGCCGCAGAAACGGCACTTGGGTGTGTGGCGACGGATAATGAGATCTCCGCTGCCTGTGGCAGTAAGATCGACTGCGTCGCCCGGGGCAAGATCCAAGCGAGCTGCCACATCTTTCGGTATTGTGATACCACGGCTCCTACTGAGCTTTTTGTACTTAGTGTCCATAAAAATCCTCCTTTGATATGTGTTTTATTCCCACTCTGCGTTTGTACGGGCTTGTGACCGTTCTGAAAAGAGCCGCATTAGGAGGGGCAAGCGCCCCTGCATTTCACATTATTTTAGAAAGCGACAGTGCAACATACCCCTGCGGCAGCAGCTTCTCGTTGTCGAGAATATATGTCACTTCGAAAAGCTGATGCCGTCCCGAATAACTGCCGTCGTTTGATATACGATCAAACTTCTCACCCGAAATACGCATAGGCATAGGCATTTCGTTACAGCCCTCATAAGGCTCCTCTGTCGGTTCGAATTCGTTTAGTGCGATAAGATCGCCTACTTTAAAACCACGATCGTTTTTGCGTATTTCAAATGTTTTCTTGCCTGAAGCCAGAGCTTCGAAGTACTCCGGCAGACATTTTAGTTCATGTATCATTGGAGCTTCCTTTCAGTCCGAACCTTTCTTCATACTCCCGCTTAGCCTTAGCGAGATCCAGACTAAGCTCCTTAACCTTTTCCTCATTGCCGCGGATCCTCGCAGCGGTTATCCTGTCCTTAAGATATTCGATCTTGTTCAGCGCGTCCCTCTGCTCGCTGGGCGGGTCGATGTTGTTTTTGATTATTAGCATAAAATGTACCTCCTGTGTGTTATTCTCGATATTTTGACATAACATCGTTCATTATGCCGCTGACGTCAAGTGATGAGTTTGAGCTTTGACTTATCGGAGACTGTGACGAATACTGCCCCTCATATATCTTAATAAGATTGTTCGGCTCCAATATCCAATCCAGTCCCGCCCTCCAGTTCCTACTGTTCTTCCCGCACAAAAAATCGCTTGCAGCCACAAGCTCAAAAAGCTTTTTGAGGTCGTAACCTTCGTCAATGGCATTCTTGATAGCAGCTCCGCGCTTAGCCGTAAGCTTTTTTGCGGACGGTGAGCGCGTACAGATGGAATTATACATATCCAGCACCTGTTTCACAGTTTCGCTATCGGGCTGTTTTCTCAGCTTTTTGACTGCCTTTACGGCAGCTTTGAATTCAGCCTCCGAAAGCTCCACGCGCTGCTCATTGGAACATCGCAGCATATAGCCATAGCACATAATAGCATCACCTCCAGTCCCACTCTGCGTTTATACGGGCTTGTGACCGTTCTCGGAAAGGGAGCCGCATTAGGACGGGCGCAGGTGCGCCCGAAACTATCATTCTTGGTAGCTGTTTACAAAATCCACCACCGAACCGCACACGGCACAGAAAATAACAACTTCGCCGTTGGGCATCTCATAAGAAGCGGTCTTGTCAATCGGGATATTGCGCTTGCAGCAGTCACATATTACAAACTCCTGCTCGGCGATCTTTTCACATACCTCCTGTGTGCGTTTGCAAAGGCGGCGTGCGATCTTTTCGTGCGAAACACCCTGCCCCTTGAGATAACGGAGCTGCTCCTCCTCAAAAACTGTCCATGCCATATTATTCGTCCTCCTTTAAAAAGTCTTGTATTTCAGACTGCCTTTCGGCGCGTCCGAGCTTACGTCCGTAGTCAAATCCGCGGTTGTACGCCTCTGCCGATGAGTACTTTTTGTAGCGTTTACCTGCCTGATAGCACATAAATCCGATCATTACCGCAACCATAACCGCAAATGCCATACCTAACAGAACGACAGGAGCTCCTGCTGCTAGGGATATTGAAAATATCAGTCCCATAACAGCAGCGCCTGCGAAAAACGCCAATATGTAATCACCCATACCTTGCCTCCGATCTGTATTTGTTTATAAGATCGTCGCGCCCTAAATCCTTAAGCCGCTGGGCGTTGCAGCGCCGCTCCGCTTGCTGCTGCTCCGCAGTTTTATAAAAAGGACATTTGCTGTCAATGCGTATCACCAAAGCTGTACACATACTGCTGCAGTTGGCGAAGCACCCTATACAATTATTTCTCATGTAAAAGCTCCTTTTTTATTGTTTTATATTTGCCTGAAATCTTATGCTCAAGCTCCAGTGTATTGCTGTTATCCTTGCACACCAGCCAGTTCTTGGGCTGTAAGCCTGCGGCTGCAATGATGATCTTTTGCTTTCGGGTTGGATTCTTGCCGCGTTTCATCTGCGCACCGCCTTATCTGCACCTTTAAGGTCAAGGTGCATTATCTTAGCCATTTGAACAAGCCCGTCCCAGTCGTATGTGCCTGCGTCGTATGCATTGCCGAAAAGTCTTACAGCGCCGCGAACTCCTTCGTGCGTCTGCGCTATCTTATGCAGCAGTTTCAGCTCATTCTCCTGACCTTCAAGCAGTGGGAACAGCATTCGGATATCCTCAAGAGTTGTATCGGTAGTACTAAGCCTGTGGCGCTGCCATGCACGGTTGTTGACCTGACGATATTGCTCGCGGCTTCTGCCTTCGATCTTTTCACGAATACCCTCGTTTCCGATAAGCGCTACGCCCATAGTCTGTCCGCGTTCAGCAAAGAAGTCGGTAAAAGCTCTGAGTGTTTCTATGCTCCCGTAAGTGAGAAGCTGAGCTTCATCTACCGCTATCACCATACCGTCATGGAGTTTCGATGCAATAGACATCCAAAGATCGTCTCTTGACTGGCTTATGGTAAGCCCCAGTTCCAAAGCAAGGAGCTTCAGCACAGCTTTGGTTGATTTAAGGCAAGGGTTTATGGTGATCATTATGCTGTTCTGTCTGTGATCTGCTATGTACTTGCGAATAGCCTTCGTTTTACCGACGCCTGCGTCGCCTGTTACTATTGCGAAGCCGCCTTTCAGCTGTACATTACGCAAGGTCTTATACACCAACTGGCTGGTTGATGTGGGTGCATAGTCCACTTCGGAATAAGTTTCAGCGGCAGCGTCCTTATTCTCAAAGTATGCGATCAGCTTGTTGAACTGATTTTCAACATCACCCACATATTTGCCCGAACGCAGCTGAGATACTATTGCGCTTGATACGCCGCAGATCTCGCCCGCTCTCTTTGCTGACGGTGTTCCTTTATAAGAATTGGCAGCGGCAAGCTCATCAAACTTCTCCAGTGCCCATTCCTGTTTGGCTGTTAATGCAATCATTTTCATTATCCTTTCATTTTCTGCTCAGAGGCAGCGTTAATCCTATCCATTATAATGGTAATTTCCTGTATATTTGATAGATTGGGACGTTCCTCAAGCTGCTCTTCGGTAAATACGGGAGTGAACTTCTTGGGCTTTTCGATTTTAAAGCTCTTTTCGCCCTCAATTCCTTTGCGCACCATCGAAGCGAATATGTCGATCTGCTTATCCGGGTCAACTGCGTCATGAACGCCCTGTGCAAATTGCTTTATTACGCGCTTGTTTTCACGGATCACGCGCTCTGCGTTGGCAATGTCGTCCTTGTTGTCGGTAAGATAATCCACCATGAGGTCATCTGCAAGCTGCCATGTCCACAGGTATTTATCATCGCTCATGTTGTAAATTCGTACAGAGGTCGGATTTGCAGGATCATAACGGACATACACCTGCTCTCCGATGTGGAGTATCGTTTCATGTCCGTAATACCACAGCTTTTCGCCTGCAATTCGAACAAAAACACCGTTTCTGCTTATCTTCTGCGGTCTGGACACACGACGCAGCAGCATATCCAGATTAGCTTCGGCTGCCATACGGAATTCTGTGTTCTTTATGCTTTCGTTCCACACATCGATCCTGCGTTTTCCTTTCAGACGCAGCTCCTTGCCTCCGTAGGGGGAAACATTGTAATCACCGTCAATAAATAAATCCAGAGCAGCCTTTATCTGCATATCTGTGGGTATCTTACCGTGCTTCAATATCCATTTCAGTGATTCCTTCTGCTCTACCACCGTGCCACCGCAGAATGTTTCAATGGCTCTTGAAAAATGGTTTTTAAAGGTGCAAAAGGTTCTTTCAATAGGCTTTGCTTTAGCATTACGGACGATAGCATTATGCATTTCCACGCCGAGAAAGTCCAGTATGGTAGGAGGGAGCGGGTCTTTGTTCCAATTCTTTTTGCGGCGGTGTCCTCGACCGCCGATGTCTGATACAAGGAACTCTGAGCCGTTATCCACATATATGGATTTAGGTACGCCGCAGCGGAGTATTCCATGTCTTAATGCAAGCAGAGTGCTGTCCGATGAAGGACTTTCTGTCAGATTCCAGCCTACCATCATTCCCGATTTCGCATCTGTGAATGCCGTAAGATATAAACGGTGTTTTCTGCCGTCCTCGCCCTCTGTGAAGAAGTCAAAGGTGTGGTTATCTGCGATCCAGACATCATTCGCCTCGATGCTGTCATACAATCTGTCGATGTAGGGAAGACAGCTGTCATGAAACGCCTTATCTCCTTTGCGCATATACATCACCACTGCAAACGGCAGCGCCTCTGCCTTGCGGCGAAACGTGCGTTCTGACGGAATATCCGAAGCTGCTTGCGGGTACCAGTCGCGCACCCAGACCTTCAGCAGCTCATAGCAGCGGCTTATCGGCAGTTCGTTATCGTGCAGATACAGACTGTAGAATGCGTCCAGCATATATTCGGGAATGCAAGTCTTGCCTTTGTTGTGACCGCCGCGGTGATCTACAAGACCGCCGATATCTCCCGCTTTGTATGCTTTATACTTGCGATAGAGAATGTCAGGGGATATGTTTATGTCAGGGTGACGAAGCTTTACTGCGGCGCAGTACATTTCATCTACTTTGCATTTGCCGCCAAGCTCATTGGCTTTATGCTCTCTGGTTTCCTGCCACTCGGCGATGATCTTGCACCATAAAGCCACATCTTTGCGTTGATCGCCTGATAAATCCTGAAGCGTTATCTGCCGAGGATCGGGCTTCGGTATAGATTTCGCAGGGACGGGCACAGGCTCAAGCCCAAGCTTATTGCGTTGCTGGTTTTCCCAGCGGAGCTGCTCGCGCTCAGTCAATGCGCTTAAAGGAAACAAGTATTCGCAGCGATTATTGGCAGCCTGCTCCTTTTCGATGTGTTCAAGCTTACCTGTTTGAGCTAACCTGCGTATGTATTGCGGCGTACAACCTTTAACCTCTGCAACCTGCGCAGTTGTAAGAAAATTCAAAATTTACTCTCCTTTCTGTAAAAAATTGTCTTGACAAATAGCCATTGGCTCTGATATACTTTAATCGGAGCCTTCCAGTTCGCGATCCAATGCGTCCTGTATGTCGTGCAGAAGTGATTGGGCTGTTGCAATTAGCTTTCGCTTCTGCAGGGGCTCTATTTTTTGTGCCTGTTCGTCCCCTTGAGAGATATATACATACATCTCCATAAACCACGCCACCAAAAAATCGCGTGTGATAGCATCAAACTCTTGTTCGGTCATATATTCACCTACTTTCTCGACCTGCCATCATCAGCGCGGGTAGGTCAGCTCCCGCGGACAGACAGCCTTTTATTGCAAAGGTTGCCTGTTTCGACTTAAAGGCTTTTTATGAGCTCGCAAAGCGTTTTTCTGCGCTGTTTCAGATCATTCAGCATGGCAATGGCAGCGGTATATGAGTCAGAATAGTCGAAGTTTGTCGTTTTCTCAAAATCTTCTGCAAACTCCCTAGCCACCTTATCGATTGACTCGTCCGTCACCCTGTCCTCTTTCGGACACAGACGTTCGTGTTCTAAGAACAGATCCTCCACCAGTTCCATCGCCGCTGCAAGCGACCGATGAGCTGCACTAAGGTTTTCTTCAAGAGCTGCTGCACGGGCTTCAGTAGAGTCGCGCTCATATTCCTCGTCAACGTAGTTGATATTGACATTGTCCTGAAACCACTCAAACGCCAGTCCGCAGAACTCCCACTCTGCTTCCATGCGGTCGGTGAAATATCTGCTCGTGTTTACTCCGATGCCGTCAGCGTCGACGCTCCATACAACAAACGGGTCGGGAGCTGTGCTGCTGGCAGCCAGTACATAACCGTTGGCTATAGCTGTCACTATGTAGCTGTTGATGCGTGTTCCGATACGAATCATGGTGTCCTCCTTAGTCAATAAAAGTACGTCTGGTGAAGTCAAATACACCGAAATACTCGTCGTTTACATATACATTGGTAAGCTCGCTGCATACGTTGTCAATACGCACATTCTTGGGGGGTTCATAGCCTAGATTACGAAGTGCCTGTATGATGATATCTGCTTTTTCATTTAAAGACATTGTTTGTTTACCTCTCTTATAATTTCGGGGTTGTTAATACCTTTGTATATTGCTTCATGACATAACTGCAGGTATTCTTCTTTTGTTATAGCACCTAGCTGATAAGCCATCTTTATTGCTCCGTGCGCTTCATAAAGAAGATTCATGTTAAAGCTCTTTCTTGCATATTCAATATCTGCCATCAGATTTTCATATACATATCGCCTCACGAAATCTCCCTCCCCAGCAGCCCGTCCGTTGTGCAGCGCAGAGCGTCTGCAATTGCTACCATCTTCTCAAGGGACGGTATCTTCACGCCGCGTTCAAATGCGCTTACATTCTGCTTCTGAAGCCCGATTTTTTCGGCAAGCTCAGACTGAGAAAGTCCGCGTTTCTCGCGCATAGCCCTTATATTTTCACCTAACGACATATTTTACACTTCCTTTCAGTTGATTTTTACTTGGTTTTATGTTACAATATTGGTGGATAACTGTGCCCTGTGGGTAATCCACTAGGCTACAATGATATTATAATTCTGAAATTCAGAATTGTCAATAGAAATGTTCTGAATTTCAGAATTTCGTGACAATGCACAAAAGGAGTATGATATTTTTGTTCTACGATCAATTAAAGTCACTTTGTAAAGCTCACCATACAACGCCAACCGCTTTTGTAACAGATATTTTAGGTCTAAGTTCCTCTAAAATTACTGCATGGAAAAGCGGGTCAATTCCGAAATACGGAATCTTAAAGGATATTGCTGCTCACTTCAATGTCCCTATAAGCTATCTTTTTCAAGAAGATAATGAGCATACAACTCAATCCACTTTAAACGAAAGTGAAAAAGAGCTTATAACCCTTTTTAAAAATCTTTCTGATGAAGATAAGGGACGTGTTCTTGGCAAAGCCGAAACCCTAGCCGAAATTGCTGCTCAGAAAGCGGCTGAAGAAGCGGCAAAGAAAAGAGATGCCACGCCCAAGCGCCGCACACTGGAACTGTTCGATCTGCCTGTCAGCGCAGGCACAGGCGTATACCTGTCCACAAACTACTCTGCGCCTATATCTGTAATAAGTACTCCCGAATCCGAGCAAGCTGACTATGCCGTGCGGATCAGCGGCGACAGTATGCAGCCGGATTTTTGCGATGGAGATATTATCCTTGTGGAATCCTGCGAAAGCGTAGAGCTTGGCGAGATAGGCATCTTCATTTTGGACGGCGAAAGCTTTATAAAAGAGTACGGCGGCTACCGTCTTATCTCTCGTAATCCGCAGTACAAGGATATCCGACTTAAGAAATATGACAGTATCTCCTGTCGCGGGCGAGTTATCGGCAAGGCTGAGCTTACATAAGTTAAGCTGAAATACATTTTTAATAGTATAAAAAATTGCACAAAAAAACGGCGCCGATTATTAATTTTCAGCGCCGTTTTTTATATCAGGAAACTTGTTTCTCGACCCTTTGGGTTTTGTTTCTTGAGTTTCTTGCTAATTAAATCCATTTATTCTAATATATTCAATTAGCCTGTCAATTGCTATTTTATTACTGATTGGCTTTCTAAAGCCATTTTAAAGGCTTGTTTATATTTTTAAAAAGTAATTTTAAAGGTTAATTATCCGAGCAGACAAGCAACCTTTAAAACGTAAAAATGCCCGAAAAGTCTTTGACAACCTTCCGGGCACGCATTGTATGAAATTGCATTTGATTTCACTTGAAAAATGGCTTTATTAAGCGAATTTCAAAGCTTTTTTGAATTTCTTTCGGCTTTTTTCACGTTTTTTTACTTTTTATATTCTACTTGTCAAATAACACCTATAATACTTAATGCGGCGTGTAAAGCGTATCTTGTTTCGCTGCAGCTTGTTATTTCGTCTACATTTTTCTATGTAAGTCAGGATATATTCAAAAGCCACAGGCTGCTTATGCGAAAGACAGTACCGTATGCGGTAGCTATAGCAATTGCTATAATAGGTGTTCTTGTGCTTCCGTTTGAGCATCATTATGATGAAAGCGGCATCTACACCTCAGGTCCCAGTGTGTATCTCACATATGCGTCGGTATTTCTGTTCGTTATCGTGATAATCTTCAGAATGGTGATATACCGCAAGAAGATAAATCCCGACAGACGCATTGCCGTTCTTATATGGATGGGAATGTGGATGCTGGAGGCGCTTATACAGCTTATTTTCCCGAGCCTGCTGCTTGCAAGCTTCACGGGAAGCATCGGCATGATGATACTTTATATCAAGCTCGAAAACCCCGGACTCAGCATAGACAAGCAGAGCGGTATGTTCAATCAGAGCGCGCTTATTGAATTTATAATTCAAAAATACGCAAGTGAAACAAGCTTTTCCGCGATAATGTTTCAGCTTGACAGCGAAGCGGACAGAATGCGCGGCAGCAAATTCAACTGGGTCAATGCCGTTGAAACACTGCACGCAAAGAACGCGCTGCTGTTTAGAAAGACCGAGTATGAGGGAGTTTTGATATTCCTCGAAAAAGATGACGCAGTACAGTGGCAAAACGAGTTTTTCTCTGAGCTTAGCAAAAGCAGCGGCAAAAATGCCGTATGCCTTAAAAATGCGCTGTGGGCAAGCGTTTATGATTCTGATTTATTGATCGACCACGACGAGCTGTTTTATTTCGCAAGGCATTTCACGGCATACAGAAAGACCGAAAACGAGTATGGAATAAGCAATGTTATCGGTGATGAGAAAACCCTGAACGATATGCGCACCGAGATGGGAATGGAAAAGCTCATCGACAAGGCGATTTCTGAAAATACTGTCGAGGTGTTCTATCAGCCTATCTATTCCACTGCCAAGAAGAAATTCACCGCCGCCGAGGCGCTTGTAAGACTGCGCGATGAAAACGGAAAGATAGTGCCGCCAGGACTGTTTATTCCCATTGCGGAAAAAACAGGAAAGATACTCGACCTTGGAAATGCAGTATTTGAAAATGTCTGTCGTTTTATTAGCGAAAGACGTCCGTGTGAGCTTGGCGTTGACTATATCGAAGTAAACCTTTCGGCTGTGCAGTGCTCGGACGAGCATCTTGCCGACACATACATTGGTATTATGGAGAAGTACGGCGTAGGCTCTGAGCAGATAAATCTTGAAATAACTGAGTCGGCTCAGCTTAAGCGCCGCGATATATTTGCCGATAATCTTGAAAAGCTGAAAGCGTATGGCTTGAGCTTTTCTCTTGATGACTTCGGCACAGGTCATTCAAATCTGAACTATATCGTTGAAATGCCTGTTGACGTTGTTAAATTCGATAGGGATATGACTAATGCTTTCTTTGTCGATGAAAAGGCGCGCTATGTTATGGAAGCAGCCATGCAGATGATACACGGCATGGGATTGAAGATAGTTTCCGAGGGTATCGAAACCAAGGAACAGTGCGAAAAGATAATCGAGATGGGTATATCCTATATTCAGGGTTATTATTTTTCAAAGCCTGTCCCTGAAAACGAGTATTATGACTTTGTGGTCAAGAATAACTGCTGACAAACGTTCAGTAAAGCTGCTGTGCATTTTCTGCGCAGCGGCTTTTATTTTTGTATAAGCGGTTGCAAAAAGCCGTGAAATAGGTTATAATCATATTAAACAGAGCGGCTTGCCGCGGCGTTCAACGCAGCAAGGGCGGCAAATCTGCCTGCTGTTAAGTGGGAGATTTTAACTCCCACTTAATAGCGAATGTCCTCCACCGCTTAAGCGGCGGGGGACATCTTGCCATGCGTTATATCTTAGGTTTAGGAGAGAAAAATGAGTCTTTGTCCACACTATAAAAAATGCGGCGGCTGTCAGCTTCAGAACATGACCTATGAAAAGCAGCTAAGCTTCAAGCAGGTCAAGGTGATACGTCTGCTGGGAAGATTTTGCCATGTAGATGAGATAATCGGCATGAAAGAGCCGTTCCACTACCGTAATAAGGTGCAGGCTGCATTCGGAACAAAAAACGGAAAGATGATATCTGGTGTATACCAGTCCTCAACACATAATATAGTACCCGTTGATGATTGCCTTATCGAGGACGAGGTAGCTGATAAGATAATCGTAACTATAAGAAAGCTCGCTGTAAGCTTCAAGCTGAAAGCGTTCAACGATGTGACTATGAAAGGCTTTCTGCGCCATGTGCTGGTTAAGCGCGGCTTTTTAAGCGGTCAGGTCATGGTGGTGCTTGTCACCGCTTCGGGTGGATTTCCCTCTCAGCGCTCGTTTATCAATGCGCTGTTGCAGCGACACCCTGAGATCAGCACTATCGTTCGCAACATAAACGACAAGCACACAAGCCTTGTTCTCGGCGACAAAAGCGAGGTGCTGTTTGGCAGCGGCTATATTGAGGAGCAGCTTTGCGGACTTACATTCCGTATAAGCCCCAAGTCGTTCTATCAGATAAATCCTATTCAGACCGAGGTGCTGTATAATACGGCGGCGGAGTTTGCGGGGCTTACGGGAAGCGAGAGGGTCATCGACGCATACTGCGGTACGGGCACAATAGGACTTATCATGTCCAAAAACGCAGGCGAGGTCATCGGCGTGGAGCTTAACAAGGACGCGGTAAAGGACGCGAAATTCAATGCCGAGGCGAACGGCGTTAAGAATATTCAGTTCTTCTGCGGTGACGCAGGCAGATTTATGGTAGAGATGGCGGAAATGGGCGAAAATGCCGATGTTGTAATAACCGACCCGCCGCGCGCAGGCTGCAGCCTTGATTTTCTGAAAAGCCTTATAAAGCTTGCACCGAAGCGCGTTGTGTATGTTTCCTGCAATCCCGAAACGCTTGCGCGCGACCTTGGATTCCTCACGCGAAAGGGCTACAAGGCAACAAAGATACAGCCTGTGGATATGTTCCCGTTTACGGAGCACGTGGAAACGGTCGTGCTTTTAGAAAAAGCAGCGCCGCGAAATCGAGCTGATAAAAAAGAATGATCCCATATACAACAAATGGACCTGCGATAGCCGCAGGTCCGTTTTGGTTATTGATATATGTTATCGAAAACTATCGTATAGCTGTCAAGCGCCTTGCTTCGCGGGATTTCGATACTAAGCTCATAAGCCGCCATATCATCGGTGCCGACCTCGGGTGTGATTCGTTTTACGATTATCTGTCCGTCCTCGGTTATACCCATGAACTCGTGTCTGATAGAGCCGCTGCCCTCTTCAAAGGCAGTCAGAACGAGTATGTTGTCCTTGAAAAACTCCTCGTCGTATCCGATATCGAAATCAATTCCCGGCATATGTGCCATGTAGTACAGCTTAAGCTCGTCAAGAGAGCGTATCACCTGCAAAGGATATATGCTGCCGTCATAAAAGCCGTCAAAACGATTTATCTCAGCTTTGGGTTTGTAAAGCTTATCAGCATCGTAAGCAGGCGTTGAGGGGAGAGGTGCAAGCTCGAAATATTCGTCAGCATACGCTGAAAAAACATACACACATTCACCCTCGGGGAAGCTTACATTCACGCTGTAGATATCGCCTAAAGCGTTTTCGGGGAATGCAATAGTGCCGATGGGGTCGAACTCTACTTCCACGCAATCTCCGTCCTTGTTCCACACTAACACAGAAGTTATCTTGGCGTCTTTGGGCAGGGAGATGGAGGCGGAAACAGCTTCATTGATATTAAACGTAGGCTCAAGCTTAAGCTGATATGGCGCCGGGCAATCAGCGCATAAGGTGGTAAGATTGCCGTTATCGTCCTTGTATGTCCACATAAAGCCGCATTGCACAAGCGGAAGCTCTGTCATGCCGTTACTTTCGGTGTAATATCCAAGCGTGAGCTGAGGCGGCTCGGGAGTAGTCTGCGGCGGATATGAAGAGGTGTTTCCGATATGCTCGACAGGCTTGTTGTCGGGGTTATATTCCGCAGAGGAATGCGGCTCGGCAGGCGTAACGCTTGCTGTTTCGCCGCTAACGTCCTTTGGCTCGGATCTGCTCTCGGTCTTGAAAATGTAATCGCAAGTGCCGTTTTCATATTTCACCGTTATGCTGTAGATATCGCCGATAGGCTCGTCGGGAAGAATTATCTCGCCGTCCTTGGTGAACTCAACGTCCATGCTCTCGTCGCCGTTCCAGCACTCAACTCTTACGATAGTGCTGCCGTTTTTAAGCAGCGCCTTGGGAGCTTTCGCAAGCCCGTCTGCCGTAAAGCTTGCACTGATATTCTTGAAATTACCGGGTACGTCACAGCAAGCCTTAACATCGGCAGAAGTGCCGTCGCCGTTGTCATAGCTCCATGTGTAGCTGCCCTTGGTCAGTATCATGCAGGAAACAGTTTCGCCGAAATTTACTTCAAGCTGAAGCTGGGGAGGCTCCTTTTGTATCTGCGGTTCGGCGGGTGCTACACCCTCAAGCGCTATTTCGGTGATGGCAGCGTTGGATTCGATATCCGTATCATTCGCGCCGAAACCGCCCGCAGCAGCACCGCTCTCTGTTTTCACGTCATTAGACGCACAGCCGCTTAACAGCAGCACGGAAGCAATTGCAAATATCCAAAATCTTTTCATATATGTCAGTCCTTTCGTGTGGAGGCGTAATTGCCTTTTTCGTATGTAACACTGCATTAAAGCGGAAAAGGTTGCAAAATTTTTCCGAATTTTGAAATTAATTTTTTAAGCGCTCTGAAAAGGGCGCTTTTTATATTTGAAAGGAACGTTTGCTGAGATCTTACAGTAAAATGCATTGATTTTTATGATAACCTCGCACTGAAAAGGAGGTCATAATTATGGCATACAAAACGATCGCGCTTACGGGCGCGGAAATTGAAGTAGATATCAGCGGTCAGAACTGCGATATCAGAAACGACGGCACGGGCGTGGTCTACGCCTCGGCTACGGCGGGAATAACCGCAGGCGCAGACGGCGTGCTTTCCATACCTGCAGGCGGAGCGGCGAAGCTTCTTGACAGCAACGGCACAGTGCACCTGCTAGGAGCGGGAAGCGTACTGCTTTGCGGTAATGATTATGCAGAACTGGTTTTTAAGACAGCCGCCTCGGCTTCGGGCGGGGGCGGCACTGAGGATCTCGTTGCGAGGAACGCTATTGATGCTCATGCAGGTAATTCTGACATACATCTCACATCGCAGCAGCTCAGCACCGCAGTCGATAACGCAAATATCTATGCGTATAACGGCGACCGTGTAACGCTTGAGCTTGCAAAGGAATACACCAATGCGCATGAGGCCAACGCCGATATCCATCTGACTGCGGGACAGCTAAATGACGTTTTGGCTGCAAGCGAGCAGAGCGCAAACAGCTACACTGACAGCAAGGCTGTCGAAACGCTTGAAGCTGCTAAGGAATATGCAGACGGTATTTCAAGTGGCACAGGTGGAGTTTCACAGAGCTATGTTGACGACGGCGACAGAGCAACCCTCACAGCCGCCAAAGAATACGCGGACAGTATCGCAGGCAGCGGCGGCACTGGCGGCGTTTCACAGACCTACGTTGACACGGGCGACAGCAACACGCTTGACGCGGCTAAAGCTTACGCCGACAGCGCTGTACAGCCTGTTTCTGCGGCGGTGGACGTGCTTAATGGCACAGGTGACGGAAGTGTTTCAAAGACCGTTGCGCACGGTATCGCGCAGATAATTGCAGACGCACCTGAGGATTTGGACACACTGAAAGAGATATCCGAATGGATAACCGCACACCCCGATGACGCGGCGGCAATGAACGCGGCTATCATGCAGAATACATCGGATATCACGGAAAATGCTGCGGCTATAGCTAAGATAAACAGCGCGGACAGCGGTATTCTTGCGCAGGCAAAGGAATACGTAGACAGCAAGGCGCTCACTGCGACAGAGTTTACACTGACAGCGGATATCTGGAGCGACAGCGGCAGAACGGATTATCCGTATAAAGCGGTGATATCCGACAGCACGGTTACTTCTACAGATACCGCCGAAGTCATCATCGGGCTGGACTATCTAAGCACGGCGCAAAACGCTAAGATGGCAAGTGCAGGTGTGACGTTTGACGGCGGCATTGAGCTTTATGCAAAGAATATTCCCACAGGGGATATCCGTGCGGCGTATTATCTTGTGAAAGGAGCGTAATTATGGGAATTGCAAAAACTAACGTTTCTTTGACGATAAATTCAACATCGGGCGGTGGCGGCGTAGCTGAAACACTCCCTACAGTGATTGCTTCATGCATCGCGGCTTCAGGTAATGCGAAAGCAGATATCTCGTGGGAATACACCAACACAGATTATGTGGCAGGTATGCGTATCTGCTACAAAACAGGCGGTTATCCCGAAAACGCCGAGGACGGGGCTTATGTAGATATTGAGGGTGCAGAAACGCTCTCGGCGACCATAACAGGGCTTACGAATAATGTGATGTATTATTTCCGTCTGTTCCCCTATAACGAGAACGGAGATTATCAGGCTTCGGTTACAAATGCGCTGTGCGAGTGTATACCTACGGCTTCGGCAATTACGGTCGTGGCTGGTACAGCAACCGTTGAAACAGGCGTTACCGAGGACAGCACGACAGGTTATGCTATCATCAGCAGCTCGGGTACGTTTGATATCGTTGCTTCGGGTGAGCAGGAGATAATGGCGTATCTTGTGGGCGGCGGGGAAAAAGGTGATAAAGGCAATCGCACAGCAACAGGGTCAGCAACTACTTCGGGTGGCGGTGACGGTGGTGACGGTGGATATGTAACTACATTGTCATTAATGACCGTGAACGGCACTGCAACAGATACAGCCATAATAGGGTCAGCAGACAGCACAAGCGGTACTGAACTTGTACACAACGGAACTACATATACATACACTTCGGGTGAAAAATTTCAGCGCACTGGAGGCAAGAGCGGTACAGAAACAGGTTCACCATCAGGCACAAGCCGAACAGAAGCAACCTCAGGTGTTGACGGCGTATCTATTCAAGGATTTGGCTATGTTGGCTCTTCGGGCGGCGGTGGCGGTGTAGGAGCTGTAGCCTCTGCTGTCGGAGGTGTTGGTGCAGGTGGTGGTGGCGTTTTTTCGAGTACTTCAAGTTCAAATGTTATCGGTGAAGCGGCTACTAATTACGGCTGCGGTGGCGGTGGAAACGGCGGCGCAGGAATGCAAGGCTGTATAATACTCAACTGGGCGTTATAAGGAGGGCAAAATGAACGTTGCAATAATCTTTAAACAGGACGATACATATATAGTCGACAACATGATAGTCGTAAGCAATACAACCGTCGCAGAGCAGATGCGGACAGCGCTCGGTGCGGATTACGCTATTCCTGTTGGGATTGAGGTCGAGGTGGGTAATATCTACGACCCGACAACAGGCGTATTCACAAATGCAGACGGCGAGCGCGTTTACCCTCCGCTTTCAACCGAGGAGGAACTTGCTGCGGTCAGGGCTGAGCTTGCTGCTACACAGGACGAGCTTGAAATGACACAGGCGGCTGTCGTGGAGCTTGCGGAGATAGTGGCTGGAGGTGAATGACATGGTGGAGCTTTATTACAAGCGCATAATCAAGGGCAAGATGACGATTGAGGACGTCCCCAAGCGCTGGCGCAGCGAGGTCGCGGCGAAGCTTGAAAAGGAAGATGTCTGATGGACGCCGAAACGTCGTCTATGGTAGTGGGCGTTATACTCACGCTTGCGGGCGTGTTCGCCATGATGAGAGGGGGTGAGGACTAGTGGACGAAATTGAGCTGCGTGAAAAGATAGCGCGAATAGACGAGCGGAGCAAATCCAACACGCACAGGCTTGATAGCGCCGAAAAAAAGCTTGAAGAAAGCGAAAAGCTGCTGAACACTATTGCATTGGTAGCACAGCGGCAGTCCGATATGGACGGCGACATCAAGGAGATCAAGACCGAGGTAAAGACCTTGACAAGCAAAGCAGGAAAGCGCTGGGACAGCGTTGTTGAGAAGATCATCATAATGGTGGTCGCGGCGGTCGTTACTTATGCACTTACCAAGTTCGGACTTGGGATATAAAATCAAAGGAGGACAATTTTATGAACTGGAAAAGAAAGCTTACATCGCGCAAGCTGTGGATCTCTGTCGCAGGCTTTGTGACAGGACTTATCCTTGCATTCGGGGGAAGCTCCGACACTGCGGAAACCGTCAGCGGCTGCATTATGAGCGGCGCTGCGGTGGTAGCCTACACCATCGGCGAGGGGCTTGCTGACAGCTCCCACACTAACAACAAGGAGGAATAAGCTATGGCTGTGACATTCAAGGCGCTTGCGAAGAAGAACGGCTGCTACAAGGCGGCGCAGAAGATGCCTAAAGGTAAGGCAGAGGGCATTGTCGTTCATTCCACAGGCGCAAATAATCCCAACCTAAAGCGCTATGTAAACTCGCCTGCCATCTGCGGCGAGAATAAATACAAGAACTACTACGACCGTGCCGACTGGGAGGCTTGCCCTCATGCCGTGATTGGCAAGGACAAGAACGGCGAAGTTCGCGCGGCGCAACTGCTTCCGTATGATATCTGCTGCTGGAACTGCGGCAGAGGAAGCAAGGGAAGCTATAATTATGAGCCTGCGTATCTCCAGTTCGAGATATGCGAGGACGCGCTCGACAACGAGGAGTATTTCAACGCGGCGTTTGACCTTGCGGCGAAGCTTTGCCGCGAGTGGTGCGACAAATACGGTATTCCTGTCGAAAACATAGTCAGCCACAAGGAGGCTCACAAGCTCGGCTATGCAAGCAACCACGGCGACCCCGAGAACTGGCTGTCGAAGTTCGGCAAGGACATGGACTGGTTTTGCGCAAAGGTCGAGGAACTCGGAAAACCGCCTAAGAAGCTTTATAGAGTACAGATTGGCGCGTTTCTGACAAAGAAGAACGCAGAAAAGTGCAAGGTCGAAGCCGCAAAGTACGGATATTCGGCTTTCATCGTGAAGTCGGGTCTGTTTTACCGCGTGCAGGTCGGCGCTTTTGAGGACTATGAGAAAGCCGAGGCGCGTATGGTGAAGCTGAAGGTTGACGGGTTTAAGGCGTTTGTGGTGGATGCAACTGAATAAAAAAATGTACCGCCCTCGAGTTTTTTCGGGGGCGGTGTGTTGTCACAATACAACGTTGTTACATTTTTATTAATATTGTCCTGCTCTAAATATGCGTTCGAGGTACAAATTAGTTTTACTGAACAAATGGGATTACGCTCTTAAAAACCGACGCATTTTTCAGCGTTAGATTTGGAGCTTTTTATTTCGGAATCAAGAATATCATTTGCAGCTTCTTTTATATCCGATATCGACAGATGAGTCAATGCATACTTTGTGAGCTTTCCGGAGTTGCCTATTCGTATTGCCATTTTTTGTACTGCGTTGGTAAAGAGATTTCTGGCCTCGCGTCCGTTTCCGAACTGTGTACAGCGCGATCTTTTCAGTTTGTCGAAATATTCGTCTGTTATTGCTTCGAAGCCTTTGGGCAGCTTGTAGCCATTTCCGTCCGCAATGCTTTTGAAAACTTCATTTAGGATATCGTTGCTGTAATCATCAAACTTGACTGTAAAGCTGATGCGTGAACGTATTCCGGGATTTGCCGAAAGAAATTCGTCCATTTTATTCTCGTATCCGGCGAAAATGCAATATACTTTTTCACGGTAGTTTTCCATGTTTTGTACGATACAGGTTATGGCTTCGGAATCGAAACATGTGCTTTCTTTTTCGGAGAGCGTATATATTTCGTCAAAGAATATTACACCGCCGCCGCTGCGTGCCATCATGGAAAACATTTCATCGACCTGCTTTGCTGTCCAGCCGACATAAGCGCCTACGATGTCAGATTTCTTGCATTCTTTGAAGTTTGCAGCAGACTGTATATGCCCATGTTTTGCAAGCTGTGTGGCAAATTCTCTGGCGAGCGTTGTTTTGGCAGTTCCTGGTGCGCCTGCAAATACCATATTGCAGCCGTTGCAGATGTTCGACAGCTGCATTTCCTTACGCTTGTTTTCCAGGGATATCATTTTTACGATGCCATCTATCTTCTCTCGTTCCTTTTTAAGCCCTACTATCCTATGGGACGTAGTTGTTTTTTCGGCTTTTTTGACGAGATTATTGTTGTTGATTTTAATGAAGTCATCTTTTGTCAGCACCATAGACGAGGGATCGTTCAGCAGGTGCACATTAAGTATGCTTTTCATATGTGCCTGTACTGTGTATTCGTTAATGTTTTCTTGGCATTTGGACAGTTCTGACAATTTGTCTTCTACTTTTGATACATCAAAACCCATGTCGATAAGGCAGTTGCGGAGCATTTCGCTTTTCTCCTCTTCGTTGTCCTTACCACAGCATACATAGACAAAATTCATGCTTTCGGCGCATTCTTTGTTGTTGGTCATACGCTCCTCTTCCGAAAGCCAAGTGTCATTGAACATGTTGTCTTGCTCCTTGACGTTTAGGTAAAACAATAAACGCTTTCCGTCCGGGTCAACATTTTCAAAGCAGCTTTGTATTCCAAATCCGTAAGATAACATTTTGTGTACATGCATAATAGGCGTGCTGTTGCCTTTTAAGCGTTCAAGTATCTCTTTTTCTTGATCGGTAAGCGGATCGCCTAAGTCGCAGTCCTGAACCCACGGGTTGAAGCTGTTGTTCGAAAACATGGTAGCTTCGTGGGGAATCTCTGTGGTGATAAGGGTTTCATAGTGGTCTGAAGTTACTTCGCTGATGGTGTGATATATTGCGAGCATGGCAAGATAGGCGTCGTTAAGGTTTTCGGCGTTTATGAAAAAATGCGGAGTAAACATCGATGAAAAAATGTCATACGGTATTTTGGACAGTTTTTGATTCAGCTCGTTCACCTCATTAAACCTGCTGCGATTCTCAACGATCTCGAATATGTCTGTTATGGAGTATTTTTCCGTATCAAGGTATTCGTGAGCTCTTATCATATCGGTCTGTACTGTGATCAGCTTTTTCATATCTATACCGCCTTTCTTTTTCTATGATCTGTCTTAATTATAAAACCGAACGCAGTGTTCTGTCACACAAATTTGTGTGATGCTTGTCAAAGAAAAGGTATAAATTATATAAAGACCCGCAAGGACGCCGTCTTGACAACACTTGGGCTATTATAGTATAATTTAGTCAGCAGATTTTGAGGAAGATTTCCAGGAGGAATTTATGTCAGCTTTTGATTTAAACACCACTCTTAATACTTTAAGAGAGCTTGTAAAGGAACTTGCAATTCAAAAGGGTAATCTCTCTTTTGAGGAGATTGAGATCCCGTTCGATAGGCAGGATCTTAAAACTATCAAGGAGTTTATCTCAACCCGAAGAAAAAACAGGACCTATGCGGAAATTCCAAACTATGCACAGTGCTTTGACTTTTTTATGTGTATAGTAATGGGCGGGGTGTCGAGAACTTATGCTGCTTTAGCAGTCAACAGCGGAATGACAGGCCCCATTATTCGAAATGCCGGTACTTATTATGATGGCAGTGTTTCTATAAGAAATGAAGTGTTCTCGTTCTTTAAGGGCGGGGATATATCGCTTTCTAGTTTGAATGAAATTATAAAAAATGAAGATGCTGTAAAGCTTCCTTCTGTTAAAAGAACATATTTAAGTAAAATACTAGATATTCTTTTGCAGACAACAGCGACATCTTTGTATGCGTCCGCGAGCGATGAAAAGGCGTTCGATGTGAAAAAATACATAACCTCAAATAAAGCCGTTATTTTCACGGGCGCTCCCGGTACTGGCAAAACTTATTCTGTGCGCAAGGCGGTAAAGGAGCTGTGCAATGATGACAATGGCCGATATGGATTTGTCCAGTTCCATTCGTCCTACGATTATTCCGATTTTGTGGAGGGGCTGCGCCCTGTGCCCGGCGAAAACGGCGGTAATATGTTTGTGAGAATGGACGGCGTATTTAAATCGTTCTGCCGTAAAGTTGTTGAGCAAACAGAGCGAAAGAGGTCAGAAACAGATGATCGTGAAAGTTTTGTCCCTGATGAGTATTATTTTATTATCGATGAAATAAACCGTGCGGATTTATCAAAAGTATTCGGTGAGCTTATGTTTGGCCTTGAGGTTGATTACAGAGGAAAGAACAACCGCTTTGATACGCAATACAAAAATCTTCCTTCGTACAAGATGGAGAATGGAAAAGCTGTTGAAATAAGCGGTGATTGCTTCAGAGACGGTTTTTTCATTCCCGAAAATATCACAGTAATCGGCACTATGAATGATATCGACCGCAGTGTTGAGAGTTTTGATTTTGCACTCAGAAGAAGATTTCAATGGATAGATGTCAAGGCTAATGATGTGATGTACGACGTTCTCAGAGAGATGCTTAAAATAGATAAAAAAGATGTCTCGCGTCTTGCGGCAGCGGCAATAGAAATGAATACTGTGATCTCCGATGAATCATTCAATTTTGGGTTGAGCGTGGCATATCATATCGGTCCGGCATATTACAAGAGCTATACAGGAAATAATATTGACGCTATCTGGGAAAATAAGATAGAGCCTATCCTCAGAGAATATACCAGAGGCCGCTCAAATGACAGCGTAGAGCAATTTATCAGCAAATGCTTGGATTCGCTGTATGACAGACTCAACAGCGACAATGCTCAGACGATCGCATTGGAGCCGGAAAATGAATGAGAATATAGTTCGACTACGCGTCACAGGTACGGATTACACATCTGTAAGAGCGGCAAGCTTTTATTTTGAAAACAGCCACGACGAAAACAAATATGACAAATACAAGGAGCTATTGCTTGATCGTTTTCTCGAGGAGCATCAGAGTATAAGCTGTATCAATACACATGAGCATATGAGCTTGTATAAGCTTTCGGGCAATGGACAGAAATATTTTCAGGGCAATGTCGGAGTGGCGAGCGGTTATGTAAAGCTGCCTGTTGAATGTGATGATACATCAAACGAGAGTGTATGTTTCAAATTAACTCTTCAGATCAAGTCTAGGTTTGATGATGAAAAGTCATATTTTCTTTCCGCTTTATTGTTGTCGCAGAAATTGAAACTGGGCGATAATTATGTCCCTTCCAATGAAGAGGATATTTATGATTATATGTTGTTTTCTCTGTTTAAGCAGCATTTTGCCGAGGCGTTCAGAAAGGGTTATTTCAGACAATACCGTCGATTTGAGTGCAACAGCGACCGCCTGCGCGGCTCGATAGATATCGTACGGCACCTGCGGCTTAACGTAGGTCAGGACAACGGAAAGATTGCACATTCCTACCGCGAAAACAGTATTGATAATAGCCTCAATCATTTGATAATAGCGGCATACAGGCATATAAGAAACAAATATCCATCAATGGTTTCCGAAAATTTCGATTGTGAATATGAGTTAAAGCACGCCATCGATTCTCTTGCTGTGGAGATCGGCTATCATGAGAAAAAAGGTGCTGTTATAGGCAAAAATCTGAAGCCTATATCCCACCCGTATTATACTGAATATGAGCAGCTTCGTGTGGTATCGCTGAAGATACTGCGTGACAGCGGTATTTCTATCTTTGACGAGGCACGGAATGAGGATTCGCAGACATTGTTTTTTTACATTCCGAGGCTATGGGAGGACTATGCTGCAGAATGTATACGCACGCGGCTTATGGACTGTGAAATGAAGTTCACACCTGATATATATGTTTTTGGTGAAAAGGACAGAAGCGGCAATTACAGGTTTACAAAGCGGACTGATCCCGATTATGTGTTTTATCATGATGGTGCGCCGTTCATGATGCTCGATGCTAAATTCAAACCGAAATGGTCTGTTATTGCAAAAACAGGCGAGCTTGCTGCAAAGGGCAGTGATGGCACAGAGGATTACGATAAGTGCTTGAGAGATATGGTGTCCATAAATGCTAGCGCTGCAGGTGTTATTTTTCCCACCAGCACTGACCGGCTGTGCATATCAAAGGACATTTCAAGATATAATTCATGTTCAAAATTCTATCTTTTTGGTATACCGATCCCGTCAACAAAGGATAAATCATATTCCGAATGGAAGGACGATTTTGATGAGCTAGTGGAAGATTGCATGAAATGCATATGCCAATATGTAAGTTTTGAAAAGGAAAGGTTCTGTCGGCTTCGTGCAATTACGGACAAGCTTAAAGATATTATTTCTGACGGCGAATACAAAGAGCTTTGTTCATGGCTTCTGCCTGATACATAACAAAAACTGTCCTGTGTAAATCTCAGGACAGTTTTTCGTTGTTATTTCATTAATTCAGCTCTTGCTCTCATTAATGCAAAGCCGAGAAGATTCTGACCCTGCCATTGAGATATGTCAAAGCGCCTTTCGTCGTCCATGGATAATCCGATACCCCATATTTTATCCTGTACTGCGCATTCAGCAAGGAAACTGTTTCCTGTTGACAGCAGTTGCTTTTTAAGCTCCTCGTTCTGCGAGAATTTCTCCAGCAATCCCCTATATATAATGATCTGTCTGAAGCCGTTCCAAATGATGTTGTTGTAACCTCTGACCTGACGACCCAGCGCCTTTACTCTTCTGACATCAGAGGTTTTTAAGATCTCGTCGGCTATTTCGTTGTCATTAAAGGTTATTGCTTTTTGATACATCATGTATTGCTCCATAGATGAAAATCTGATGCCATCAAAAACGAAATCGGATAAATACCAGTTGCTAAGGTATCCGTTTATTTCGTTGGGGTTGTGAAATCCTATTACATTTGTCATAGTTATACCTCCGTTTTATATTGATATATTCAAATCAGTATGTACCAAAGACTATGACCTACATACTGTATTTGTTAAACATATTTATCGCATATAATTTTTGCGGCGTTTTTTACTGTTTTTCTTAGTTCGGGCGGAGATAGCACTTCGCAGCTTTCTCCGTATTCCAGAGCAAACAGCTTTACCCCCGCAGGAGCGACCTTGTGCAGCTTTATCAATACCTTACCGCTGTCATCGGGGTCAAGACGAGAGTAAATATCAAATCCGAATGTATCGATAACGTTATTCATCAGACTTTTGCTGCACCTAAGTATTACTTCGTCAAGCTCGTTACCTGTGTACATTATCGGATTTGAATATCTGTATTCTCCGATTGAAAAGCCGTTGTCATCTATCTTTCTTGAAAGCGCGCTTACTTGGCGGTCCGTTGGTTTTTTGTTTGAGCTTCTTTTATGTCTTAATGCCGCTTGGGTAGGTCTTGGCAGATGTTGCTCCAGATCGTCTGCATTTTCATTGAGACATTGGACATTCTTCATGCGGTCGATACGATAGTTAATGTATCGCAGGCTGCTTTTTTCTTCGTCATAATACGCTGTTACCAGATAGTAGTATCCGTTGACCCACATTATTTTCATGGGGTTTACGATGCGCTCGCTTTTTCCGTTCTTTTTTCTGACGACAAGCTGCTTGTTTTCATCATATTCACAATATACAAAGCGCAGTTTTTTTATCGGCTTTTTGCGTTTTTCTGCGTATTTTTTTACAGTGAACTTCTTGTCTTTTTCTGTTGGAACAAACGGCTTTTCATCGTCTGTTATAGTAGAGAATGCTTTTCGTATTTCGTTCAGATTTTCATAATAGCTGCCGCGGTATTTGTCGGCGTTTACTATTTCTGCTGAGTATTCAATGCGGTTGTATTCGGGGGTCAGTCCGTTGAGGGAATCTACTATTTGCTCTGTGATGTTTGGCTCTGCATAGGGAAAAACGCTTATCGCGTCACGAAGCATTATTATCTGCGTATCAGTCAGCGGCATTTTGACGTAGTACATTTCAATATCGGAGCGCAGCTGCCCTTTTGTATCCTGTGCACGATTTGCTGCCTGTATGGATATTCCCGAGATTAGCGCTTTCCCAAGGTTTCCCTTTATCAGCCTTTTCACCTGAGTCCTTACGCTCTCATCAATAAGGCCATCGGCGGACAGCATAGTGTTGTTCATTTCAGTCGTAGCATTCAGAAGCTGCTCTTCATCAAGATTGTGAAAATCTTCAACACCGTATTGCTCCGCTTCTGTTATACAAAATGTAAGATACATGGAAATGTCATTTATGGAAACAAATTTCGTTGGTGAGCTGTATTTAATGAGGTAATTCAACACATCAAAAAGTGTTATGTTAAGCTTTTTTCTTTGTGTGTTTTCTGTTGTGTTCATAGGCGATGACTGCTCTGCCATAATGTGCACCTCCATAGTATGGCGTTGTGTGATTGCCTCTGATGTTGGCGATATTATGATATCATAATATCATAATATCTGTTACTTGTCAATTATAGCATTTAACATTTTAACAGCCAAGACAAATTTGTACGGCAGCGCAGACGGAAGTGTGGTACTATGATAACAGAGCAAAAAGTGCTGCATTTTCAAGCGCAGATCGTTTGCTGCGAAAATTAAGCCTATTATAATATAGGGGTTGAAAAATATATGTAAATGTGATATAATGTTTAAAACAGTCACATTATGTTATATTAAAATAGCACAAAAAATGATGATTTTTTGTAAATTATGTAAAAATTCAAAAAAGGGGTTGACAGATCATTGAAGCTGTGCGACAATTTAAACAAACAGACAGACAGGATTACTGCGCCCTTTGTTAAATTTAATTTATATGACGTTCACACCGTCCGTACCGCTGTGCGATAGCATAGGGGTACGGACGGTGTTTTTATTTTAAGAAAGCGAGGAACAAATCATGTTATGTCAACAATGTAATGCAAATCTTGCGGAGGGAGCGAACTTCTGCCATATCTGCGGTGCAAAGCAGGAGAAAAAGAGCATTTGCTCTGCTTGCGGCAACGCGCTTATCGCAGGCGCAAAGTTCTGTTTTAATTGCGGTGCTGCTGTTGGAGGCGCTTGTGCAACCACAAATTCTTTTTCTGAAACAACTCAGACTTCCGCAAATCCCTTTGCTGCAAATGCTACAGTGAGTGCTCCCGCAAACCCCTTTGCGGCAAACAAGCCGAGCAGCGAGCCTTTCTTTAAAAAGTGGATAGCCGAGCATAAGGACGACGCAGAGCGCCTGGAGATAGAATGGATAAGTCAGTTCAAGGGCGAGTATGCTGTGGCAATATTAAAGGATAAGAGATATGCAATAGTCCGCTCCTCTGGCTCTGAAATAACGGTGGCTTATGTCTCTAAGGATGTTTTCACTACGTTTGCAGCTGTTGGACAGGATTGTGAAAAGGTGCTTGGCAATGACTGCTTTGGCAACGGGTTGAAATATGCGGCGTGGGCAACATCTGATATTTGCGACAATTCGGATACGGGCGAGTACATAACGATAATAGAAAGCTTCACAGGTCAAAAAAAGAAAGTTATTATCAGAGAGGACCTATATATTCTTTGCTTTGTTTTTGATTATAACGGAAATATCCTGGTATGCAAACAATCTGGTAGTTATTTGATTGGAACTGCTGTTGTCAGTGTTCTGAACAATGAGCATTATGCACTGCTTGATATTGATAAGTTTGATAGTGTAGAAAATGTGAGTTTCACTAACAATGCAGATAATATAAGATTCACCATTTTTAATTTTGACGGAACTCCATTTGTTTCGCAGATATACTTAACAAGTATATATTTGCACCCTGAAGTAAAATATATAAGTTTTTCGTTAAAGCCGCATGACGCAAAATATTGTATATACGATTGTAGCAAATGCAAGTTTTACCTTGCTGAAAACGATACCTGTTATGAACTTATCGATTCTTATATGTGGCAGGATAATGCAAGTACGGGCGAACGGGGCGACTATATAATCCGAAAAGATAAATATACCGACGAAGGCTTGTATATTCCTACTATTATGGATAGAGACGGAAAAGTGGTTTTAAAGCTTGATTATTGTATTGAAGATGATAATATATCAATTCTGGAAAATAATAGTAGTATTTTCGTGGCGATAAATGCAGAACAACAGGACGAAGAAGTGACCTATTATTACAGCATAAGCAAATCTTACGGCAGTTATAAGTGCGAAAAAGCAATACGCACAACTGATACGTTTTATATTGACAAGCTGGTCGAGATACCGAGCGGCGTTTTTGCTGCTTGCAGCGGTGGCGGCAAATTGTCTTTGCTGAATACGGAGTTGCAGACAGTACATCAGGTGCCGCATGATGGCTATTCTTCAGACATGGGTTACTATGTGTTAAATAATGAGATATACTGTTTGAGTTCAGAAAAAGACAATCTCGGCGGCACTTGTCAGGTGGTTACAAATATCAACACAGGTGAATCTTTTAAGCTTGGTGCAAACAGAAAATTGGTCATTAAGGCGGAAGGTGAGCCTGCTGAGGACGGCGGAAGAGGCTATCATAGTGAATATAACGATGATTTCAGATATTCGTTTGGCTGCATTACAGCTTATGACGAGCCGTATTTCCTTGTAGGAGATTCCGGAAAGCTTAACAGCTATTATATCCGCGAGGGCGGCTGTGGTCTTGTTGATAAACACGGCAGATGGATAATCCCCTATTCCGATGATATCTTGTTTATAACACAGCGTGATTATCTGCCCGCAAACACATTCTATGTGTGCTGCTTTGATTATATCCGCAAAGTGTATGACGCAAATGGCACGCTTATCGCACAGGGTAGATTTGATGATGACGGCAAAGTGAATGAGCTTCGTGATAACTACGAAGGCTGCTGTAAGCTCAGGTAACGTTACCGTAGGGTATAAAATAAATATTATAAAAGTGAGGTAAACATTATGGGAATGAATCAGACAGGTTTTACTAACTACTACCTTAACACAACAAGAGTAGGCTCAAGGTCCGACTTGGATTATTTTTACAAGGCTTGGTACAATGTTTATGATACAGGCTTTAGTTATTCAAATCCATGGAATGCTTCAAATCCTGATTATCGCGTGCCCAAGGTTTGTACAAAGGTGAAAACTGCTATGCTGTCGATGGGCTGTGATGCCAAAGCAGCAACGAGAGTTATTACATCTTTCAAGAAGTGGTATAGCGAAACATATTAAAAGTTAAAAGAATAAGCCTGCTCTTGCGATTAGGGCAGGCTTGTTGGTTAATTAGCAGAAAAGGAGACGAGAGAAGTATGATACAGTGGAATGATTCGGACGAGCATAAGGCGATATTTTTGTATGAGTATATCGTAAACGGTGCGGTTACGGAGCCTATGGGCGAAACATCGCAGTCAGTGCGGTTGGAAGACGCTTTATTTGAGCGCGGAATAGTACTTGACAGATCATTAAATACTATTTGGAGAAGTATATCCAAAGAATTTAACCTCAATGACAGGGATAAAAAGTATCAGAGGTCTGGACCAAAAGGCAAAGATTGCGGCAGATGTTATGGCGGACAGTACAATGGCACTCCGTTTGGAATGGACGAAATATATGAGTATATGAGTCTGCACCGCCAGGGAATATGCTCGTGTCTCGCGGATTATCTGGATAATCAGTACACTCCTCAGCAACAGACTTACACTCCGCCACAACAGACTTATTATGCTCCGCCGCAGCAAGCGTATATCCCACAACAAGATGATTGTTATGATAATTCCGATAAGCGCTCTTATAATGCGCCCGCTTTCAGCGGAATAATAGCTAAGCTTTGCGGAGTGGCGGTGCTTGTCGCAGCCGCTATCCTGCTGTATAATCTTGTGCTTAAACCGAGCGCGGGCGTTGTTTCGGACTTTTTGGGCAGCAAGGACTCCGCGGGAAACGCTGACGCTGGAAACAAGCCTGCTTTTACTACCTCTTATTACTCTACACCTGAATGGGACAAGGATTACGGCAACACTGCTTTCGGCGTTATCGAAAATGATGACGGCACAGCGCATTTGGGAATCGTGGTTGAGTTCAAGGCTGAGGAGTCCGAAATGGAGGGAGTAGAAGAGTATCGTATGTGCATCGGAAGCGATACAGGCGCTAATGTCCTTACTCCCGGGCGCACTATGTCAGGCGATATAGATCTTCCTGTCGGAAAGAAATTCAATGTGTGGGTAGCCTCGGGCGATGCAAAGTCAGAGGTATACAGCATTGAGATAGGTCCCAAGGGCGGCACCGCTTGTTTTGATTGTACGGTAGGCAAGAACGGCAAGCCTGTACTCACAAGCACTTCTGTTCTTGGTAAATACCTTTGGGTAACTGAAGCAGAATAATTCGAGGAGAATAAAATGGACAACATAGTAACTATATTTGAATTAGCGGATATTCTTATTGAAAATGCGTCTTATGACTGTCCTATGGACATTGGCTCAATATCAGAGCATATTGCTCACAGATATAACATAAATGAAAGTGATGTGAAAGCTCAAACGGAGAGGATACTCAGTGAGTATCTCGATGTTCCCCTTGTTCTCGGAATTGCGCTGAGGCAAAGATGTGATAGCTATTATGTTGATCTCCCTTTCAGTGAAACGGATATAGTGATCTTAAGGAGCATGCTGCTTAGCGTCCCCTATTGCGAAAGATGGCAGATTAATGAGCTTTACCGCAGATTGGACAATTTTTTGCCATTTTATATGCGCGATGAGAGCAGCGGTGTGTTGACGGGTGCGGAGAAGTACAGTGGATCATTCTATGAGAATATGACTGTGATTATACAAGCGTTGTATCCTGTGCACGGTGACATTCGCAAGATCCGCTTTGAGTATTGCGAGTATAATGAGTCACTGGAGCTGGAGCCAAGAATATCTGCCTTTGATGGAAATTCCATACGTACAGTTGACCCGATAAAGATAGTATGTGTGAACAATTTCTTTTATTTAGTGGCTTTTTATTGTGCGGGAGATGAGATTAGATTCATCAACTACCGTATAGACAGAATGAAAAATGTCGTATGTACTGATGTCCCTGCTGAGCGCTTTGAGGCGCATATGTCAGAGAAGAGAAAATACATTCTTGATTTGAAGCGGAATATGGAGCATGGAATGCGTGTTGCAAAGCAGGAACATCGCATATATCATGAGCCTAACGATGATATATCTGCCTTAGATGAGGCAAGGCGAATTGACAATAATGGTTTTAATCTGGGCGAATATATTTACAGAAGCAAGATAATGTACACTGACAAAATGGTGGACAGGGTAAGAGTGCGGTTGGATAAGCGTTCACTTAACGGTGTTGTTGACTTGTATGGATTTGATATTGATGTGCGTCCGTTTGATGAAAAAACACTTTTGGTAGATATACATAACGTTACGGAAATTACAATAATTAAATGGGCGATGCAATTTGGCGAGGCAGTAGAGGTCCTGGAGCCGCTTGAGTTGAGGACGACTATTCTGGAAAAGCTGTCTCAACTCACGGAAAAGTATAGAAAGGGCGTTGCAGATGGAGACTAACGAATTGCTTTATTGTTATGGGCTTGACAAGGACATCACAGGTAATGTCGGGCTGGTGTATCTTGTAAAGGTATCGCAGGATCTTAACACATCAGCGTGGATAGGAGCAGAGCTGTTGCCTCCCATGAGCCTTGCGGAGTGCGGAGCACTGAAGATAGAGAATATATCGGTAAGCAGCTCAGCGGACGGTGCGGAGCTTTGTCCTTGTATAACAGCGGAGCGTTTGCCTGTTGTGCATAGTACGGAGAACGGTTTTGTACAGCTGACTATAAAGCCGTTTGTCGGTAAATATCACAAGCTGAATCCCAAAAAGCTGTGGCCGTCAAAGACAGCTTTGCTGCGTACGATTACTGTGTTGGGAGAAACGGTCAGAAAAAGCAAGAAATACATAACATACTGGATGACTAACAGACGTATCCAGCTGCTGGATGAAAACTATACGGAATATGGGTATTATGTGTGCGACTATAACGGAGCTATAGCATACTTGACCTTTGACCAGATGCAGCTCATCGGAAACCGCTACGGTTTTACAAATGCACGTATCAACGGAACGCGTATAACTGCATTGGATGGCAGCAGTCTGCCGCAGTTTTCTTATACTTATGATGCCAATGATGTGCGCAATGATGACAAGGTAAGCTATATAACGGGAGATGTGTCGGTTTCAGAGTACGAGATAAGTATATTAAGGCAATATGCAGATTCGTTCTTTTCTATTCGCCGACAACAGCTTTCGTTTGATGAGGATTCGTCTTCGGAGCTGATACAAACTGAGCTTAATGAGTTGGTTTCAAGTGTTCAGGCTTTCCATCAGGCATTGCTGTGGGGCAGTGTACCGAAGACAGAGTATGAGCGTATACAGAACGCTCTGCCGGATCTGTTCGCAAAGTCTGAGTCTGATTATAACAGGATAAAGCGCGAAATATTGAGCGGAGTACACAGCTCTTATTTCGAGCTTACTGACGCATTTGATACAATGCTGAAAAAATGCGGCACAAACACGAAGCGTCTTGCCAATATCCAGACTCTTACTGCACTCAGTAAAGATATTCAGGACAGGTATTGTGCTATTTTGCTTGCGGAACAGGAGATAACTCAGGTCTTGATGTCGCTTGGGCAAGAGTACAGCTATGAACTTTTCGGGCTGGAATACCGTATGAAATCGCCCGATTCGTTGTATGAAAAGCTGTATGAGCGTTGTAACGACACAAATAAATCTATAGAAACGCTGTTTGAGGAGAGCAGGGATATTTTACGCTATACCGTATGCTTTGACCGCGAGGAGGATTACTGCGAAAATATCGTCGCTCTGCTGGAAAATGTTATGGACAGGTTTTCGGGGCAGGTGGAGTGCTTCAGAAACTACTGGACGCCATATGTATCGGGCGAGTACAAGGGTATAAATGTATCGGTCCGCTTGCCTGAAATGTGCTGGGATAAGAGGGAAAAACGACTTCGCCACAAGCGTTTTGCAGAGTCAAGGTATTGTGTGGCTGTGCCGTCTTTCTGTTTTGAGGTGCAATTTCATACACAGACAAGCCTTTCTGTCAAGGAGCATAATCACAAGCTGTATGAGCGCAACCGCAGAAGTGACGTTTCTGCTGAGGAGCGACAGCGAAACAACGAGGAGATGAAGAAGAATATCTCTTCTGTAACGACCCCTGCGGGAGCGGCGTATCTTAATATGATGTCGAATGAATATATCGAGGCGCTGCAGGATAGCATTTCACTCATGCGAAGGGAGCTTTGTGAAATAGGAAAGAAAAACTATCCATATGTAAATATGGAAAAAATAAAACAGCTTTAATGGAGGTAAAAAACTATGAATTGTCCGAATTGTGGTACACAATTGAGAGAGGGAGCAGGATTCTGCGGAATGTGCGGTACGAAGATCGAGCGAAAGCTGACCTGTAAGAGCTGCGGCGCTGATCTGATCCCGGGTTTTCGTTTCTGCGAGCTTTGCGGCACGCCTGTGGGAGATGCTCCCGCGCCTGTGCAAAAATCTGCTCCTGCACAGGTGAAAAAGCAAGTGCCTGCAAGCAACATTGCCGCAGACACGGCTATATCCGCGCCGAGCGGCGAGCCATTTTTCAAAAAGTGGATTGCTGAGCATAAGGGCTATGCTGAACGTGAGAATATAACATGGATAAGCGAGTTCAAGGGTGACTTTGCGGTGGCACGTATTAATGGAAGCTATAAGCTGGTTAAGAAAAATGATTATTCACTCGAAGTGTGTGCCGATAATGTCTGCCTGGATTTCAAGGAGACTGCGTCTCGCTATATCAGCGACGTTAAGTTTTCTGATGATAAAGCAAGTGATAGCCTTGATTATTGGTGCTGTATCTTTGGCTTCTCAGAGGAGATCACACAGGATACCAAAAATGCGGCGTTTACTGCTTTTACAGGAAAAGACTATCCACAGGATATGCATTTGCCGTATATCGGCGTTATTATATCCTATGACGGTAGGATTTTAAGGACAACGGTGCTTGACGGTTGGCGTATCTGGATATATCCTCTCGGGAAGAATTTTTATGCAGAGGTTCTTGTAGATGAACTGAACAAGTACAAAAAAGAATGCGGTAATGTGTATAATTACTCTGCAAGGGCTAACTGGCAGTATAGGCTTGTGGCAACACGCAGCGGAGATGTTATTTGTGATAGGTATTCGGATAAATTACGCCCATACTACAGCAAAGACTTTGTTTACATACCCTCTGCGGTAATAGAATATACAGGGAATAATATTCGCGAAGAGGTTGAAAAATCGGGAGATAAGGGCAGTATTCTTAATCTCAATACGGGAAAATTATATAGGCTTGACAATACCACTAGATGTTTTATTGGAGGTCGTGATGGTCGGTATATTTTGAGATACAGCAACTGTGTCGGAAACAGCGGAGTGCCAGAAATAATAGATAACAAGGATAATGTTCTTGTAAAGTATGATGAAAGCTATTTTATGCCGAGCTGCTATTCCTATTCGGAAGGTGTTATTGATGGTGGTAGAGGTATAATACTTCGCCATAAAGATTATTTGGCAGTTGGATTTTCCAAAGCGGAAAGTATAGATGGCAGAAATAGTCATACTACGCAGGATATTTATATTTACAGAGAAGATACCAACGAGCTTTCTTTGGTAAGCAATAAGCGGTATATTATTTTTGAATCTGCAGATTATGAAGAAAGCTTTGTAAACGAGGGTTGTGATTTTGCGGACCTTGATAATAATGACCGAAAGGATCTTTTGTTTACATACAAAAACAAATTATTCTTGTGGTTTGGTGGATATGAATATATCGGCAAGGATAATTACGGTGATGCCATATATAAAGGTTATACTTGGCTGCTTGACGAAAAAATGAACGAGATAAAAAGGCTGGATTATGATGTGTACGGTGATAGACCCAAGTTGTATAACATCAATGACACGCTGTATCTGAAATTAGTACAAAAAGATATGCTTGGTACGGAAAATGATGTGCTGTTGAACCTCAACACAGGCGAACAGCTGGTTTGTGTTCCAAAGGGTCAGCTTGTTGAAGAATACTGTAGACATTATTACGGTAAATATAGTGAACTTCTTACCTATGTATATAAAATTGGACAGTTAAGAGCATTTGGTAATCCGTACTTTTTGATAAGCGAACATGAAGAGGGTTGTGGTCTCATTGATATGAAAGGCAATTATATAATCCCAAAATCATCGAATAACATTGCGATTTACGCGGGAAAAGATATAGGTCTTATCAATAAGTTTGTTGTCGAAGAATGCGATTTTAAATTTAAGGTGTATGATGTAAACGGCAGAGTAATTATCGAAGGTGATGTTCCTGTTAGCAATAACGAGGAAGTTAAGGCACTTTGCTCTGCAACAAGCGAATAATTGTGTGGTTTTGCAAAATAGGAAAGCAAAACTATATAAATTATCAAAAAGGAAAACTGCTATGGAGAACAAATACGAAACCGCCCTCAGCTTTGCAACAAGGAAGCACGAGGGTCAGACAAGACGTGGCGGAGCGCCTTACATAACACACCCCGTGGCTGTGGCGGAAATGTTGAAAGAGCAGGGCTACGGGGAGGAGTATCAGATAGCAGGTCTGTTTCACGATCTGCTTGAGGACACGGACGCAACAGAACAGGAGATCGCTGAAATCGGCGGTGAGCGCGTTCTGACAGCGGTAAAGCTGCTCACAAAGCAAAAGGGCTACGATATGGCGGAGTATATCCGCGGCATCAGGGCGAATGAAATAGCATTTGCGGTAAAAGCGGCAGATCGTCTTCATAATCTGAGGTCGGCTGTCTGTGCAAGCGAAAAATTCAGACGCAGATATGTCGAGGAGAGCCGAAAATGGTATATGGATTTTTCAGAGGAGATACCCAAGGCTGTTGAGGCTCTTGAAAAAACGCTGACAGAAGAACCATGACTAATTGATGTTATGGTTAGCAAAAACGCAGTGCCAAAAGGGCACTGCGAGCCGAGCGTTTGCCATAAAAAAACCGTCCATTGGACGGTTTTTTTATATGTAAGCGGTATGAACAGATTTTTATCACTTGACTTTTCCCAGAATATTTATTTATATAATTGGCTTGATGATGAATCAGAGTTTGTTGCCAAAGGGTATTAAATCGTAATCAAGGAGTTAATACATTATGAAAAGTTATAAAGTTGGTATAATTTTAGGAATCGTATCTATTTTGTGTTATTTGTTGTTTATTGGTATTTCTATTGGTTTCAATAATGTTATGGAAATCATCAGCACAGCATTTTGCAGTTGGTTTAGTTGTAATACTATACTTGGAATTTGCAGTAAAAATGATAAGGCTAGGTTGTTCTCTTCTGTCATCAACAAATAGTTTTATGGGTTTACTTCTTGTACTGTTTTCCGAGTGGGGCTGCTTCTTTCTGTTTTGGAGAATTGTAATATATTATTTTACCGATGTCAAGAGGTTTTTCCTTTTCTCAAAAGTCTGAATTGTTTCGGTGTGGTTCCGCGCAGCTTCTTGAAGCTCTTTATCAAGTGGCTGCAATCGGAAAAACCCGTTTCCTGACTGATATAGCTGAGATCGTGCTCGGTAAACAGCAGCAGCTCTTCCGCCTTGAATATCCTCATTCGCTCGATATATTCCTTGCAGCTCATGCCATAGGTCTCGTGAAACTTCTTTGCAAAGCAGGAATAGCTCATGCCACACTGCTTTGCGATATCCGCAACACGAAGCTCCTCTCCCATGCAGGTGTCGATATATTCAGTGATACTGTCGATGTCGTAGTTGTCGCTCTCAGCCTCGTCGTCACTTATAACAAAGCCATCATCCAGCCAGCGTCGTATGATGCTCATAAGCAAGCTGTAAACATTGGCCTGAAGCATAAGGTCGTAACCATAGGCGTGCTGCTGAACCTCCTCCACACAGCGTCTGAAAAGCTGATCGCTGCCCATAAGCTCGGTCTGCTTACGAGGAAAGAATATCGGCATGCCCTGCTGTTCTGCCTGACGGAATATGCTGCGAAGCTTCGGCGCATACGGCGTTGTGATTGCAAAATGGTTGATGTCGAACTTCAGCACGGAGTATGTCAGAGGATTTCGATCCGCCGCAAAGATGGAATGCACCGCCCTTGAACGGAACACTATCATATCGCCCTCGCTCATTATATAGCTGTCATCACCGCAGCGCATCTCCGCTGTTCCCTCCGTGATGCAGATGACCTCATAGAAATAGTGCCAGTGAGGACGTATGGGGAAATTCTGGTGAGCGGTATCAAAAACAAAGCATTCGATGGGCATATTAAGACTATCGGTCTTTTCAAACAGATAATGCATGGAGCCTCCCGAAAAAGAGATTTTTACGATTTTTCTGTATGATCATTATATCATATATTCCCTGAAAATGATATACTTTAAGAAAAAATAATCAGGAGGAATGTTTGTGGATTTTATCAAGGGCATTACCTTTGCTCCATTCGCCCGCAGAGGTCTGCTCTCATCAAAGGAAGCACGAGAGAGCCTCGAAAACCTCGTGAGCCGCACCAATGCCAATTTTATCATACTTGTTCCGAACGGTCTGCAGGATACTCCCCAGTCTGAAACGATAGACTATGATACTGAAGCAACAATGTCCGACGAGGAGCTTCGGGACTTCATCGCTCATGCAAAGAGCAAGGGACTGCGAGTGGCACTGAAGCCCACCGTCAACTGCCGCAACGGCACTTGGCGTGCGCATATCAACTTCTTTGATGAGAATGTAGTGTGCGAGCCGAAATGGTGCAATTGGTTCAGGGCGTACACCGAGTTCCAGCTGCATTATGCGGAAATAGCAGAGGAATGCGGCTGTGAGATGTTCATTGCAGGCTGCGAGATGGTGCAGTCCGAACGAAGAGAAGATGAATGGCGCAGGCTCATTTCAGATATCCGCAGCGTATATAACGGGCTTGTTTCGTATAATACAGATAAGTATCAGGAGCACAATGTAAAGTGGTGGGACGCTGTGGACGTGATATCCTCCAGCGGCTATTACCCGATAAACGACTGGGAGCGCCAGCTTGACCGCATTGAGGTCGTAGTGAAAAAATTCGGCAAGCCGTTTTTCTTTGCGGAATGCGGCTGTATGTCGGTGCAGGGTGCAAACCTTGTGCCGAATGACTGGTCTGTGCGCGGCGAGATCGACCTGCAGGGGCAGGCTGACTGGTACGCAGAGATGTTCCGCGCTTGCGAGAAGCGCGACTGGGTGAGCGGTTTCGCAATATGGGACTGGTGCGGTCGTCAGTACCCTCTCCACAAGGCTCAGACCCACGGTGGATACGAGACCTACGGCAAGCCTGCCGAAAAGGTCATTTCAGACTACTATTCCACAAAATAAACATACGGAGGAAAATATCATGGAAAATTTCAACTTCTACAGCCCTACTGAGTTCGTGTTCGGCAAGGACAGAGAAAACGAAGTGGGCGCACTCGTCAGGAAGCACGGCGGCAGCAGGGTACTGCTGCACTTCGGCGGTGGCTCAGCTGAACGCTCGGGTCTGTTGGATAGGGTAAGAGCCTCGCGGAGAACTGAGGGCGTTTATTTCACTGAGCTCGGCGGCGTTCAGCCAAATCCCCGTGACACTCTTGTATATAAAGGCATCGAGATATGTAAAGCAGAGAACATCGATTTTATCCTGTCCGTAGGCGGCGGATCAACGATAGACTCCTCCAAAGCAATTGCAGCAGGTGTGCTGTATGACGGCGATTTCTGGGATTTCTACTGCGGCAAGGCAGGAATACAGAAAGCACTGCCCGTCGGCACTGTGCTGACCATCGCCGCAGCCGGCAGCGAAGGATCGCCCAGCTCCGTTATCACGCAGGATGCTACAGGAACAAAGCGTGGTACAGGCTCTGATCTTATCAGACCCAGATTCTCCGTGCTTAATCCCGCACTCACCTGTACTCTTCCTGCATATCAGACAGCCTGTGGCGCTGCAGATATCATGGCGCACGTTTTTGAGAGATATTTCACTAACACTCCCGAAGTAGAGGTAACAGACCGTCTTTGCGAAGCGGTTCTCCTCGCCATGATAAAGGAAACTCCCCGCGCCATCGCAGAGCCTGAAAATTACGATGCCAGAGCAAACATCATGTGGGCAGGAATGGTGGCTCACAATGATATCGTAGGTGTAGGCAGAAGTCAGGACTGGAACAGCCACGGCATCGAGCATGAGCTTTCGGGTCTGTACGACGTTGCCCACGGTGCAGGTCTTGCGGTTATCATGCCCGCTTGGATGGAATTTGTAATGAGCCACGATGTTATGCGCTTTGCTCAGATGGCAACACGTCTCTGGGGCTGCCAGATGAACTTCCGCCACCCCGAGGTCACCGCACTGGAGGGTATCCGTTGCTTCAGACGCTTCCTGCACGATATCGGTCTGCCGATAAATCTCGCAGAGCTTGGTGCAAAAGAGGAAGACATTCCCACACTTGTTGCAAATCAGGGCGTAAAGGACAGAACATGGGGTTTTGTAAGACTTAGCTCCGATGACATCGCAACGATCTATAAGATCGCAGCTAAGGCGACCGTATAAAGAAAGGAGCACATCATGAAAGCATTATTCATCGGCGGAACAGGTACTATCAGCATGGCGATAACAAAGCAGCTTGCACAGCATTCCGACTGGGAGCTGTATCTGCTCAATCGTGGCAGCCGCACTTCACAGCTTCCCGAAAATGTAAAGGTCATCAATGCAGATATAAACAACGAGCAGCAGGCGGCTGAGGCGCTCGGCGACATGAGCTTTGACTGCGTGTGCGATTTCATCGGCTTTGTTCCCTCTCAGCTTGAAAGAGACTATCGCCTGTTTGGCGGCAGGACTAAGCAGTTTATGTACATCAGCTCCGCCAGCGCTTATCAGAAGCCGCTTTCGGACTACTGCATAAACGAAGGCACTCCTCTTGCAAATCCTTACTGGGAATATTCCCGCAACAAGATCGCCTGCGAGGAGTTTTTGATGAAGATGTACCGTGAGAACGGCTTCCCTGTAACCATAATCCGCCCCTCTCACACTTATGATGAACGCAGTGTACCGCTGGGCGTTCACGGCGACAAGGGCAGTTGGCAGGTAGTGAAGAGAATGCTAGAGGGCAAGCCTGTCATAATCCACGGTGACGGCACTTCCCTCTGGACTATGACCCACAACAGTGATTTCGCAAAGGGCTTTATCGGACTGATGGGTAATATCCACGCAATAGGTGAGGCTTTCCAGATAACCTCCGATGAATCCGTCACATGGAACCAGATATACAAGGCTATCGCCGATACTCTCGGCGTGGAGTTCAAGCCTTATTATGTTCCCTCGGATTTTCTGCACGCAGTGAGCAATTACGATTTCGAAGGCAGCCTTATCGGCGACAAGGCGAACTCCGTTGTGTTCGACAACAGCAAGCTGAAAAAGGCTGTGCCTGATTTCGTGGCTACTGTAAGATACGATCAGGGTATACGCAAAACAGTGGAATACGTCCTCGCTCACGAGGAATTCCAGACCCCCGACCCGGAATTTGACGAATGGTGCGACAAGGTGATCGCAGCACTTGAAAACGCTAAAAAGGAGATAAACTAACATGGTAAACGTAAAAGGAAGATGGGCGCTCATCACAGGCGCAGCAAGAGGAATCGGCTATCTCGCAGCAATATTCATGGCGCAGAGAGGTTGTAATCTCATTCTGCACAGCCGTGATATCAACCACACAGAAAAGGTGCTTTCCGAGGTGAAGGCGCTGGGCGTTGAGGCTTATGCAGTATCTGCAGAGCTTTCCGATCCCGCCGCAGTGCAGGCAATGCTGGAAGAGATAGACCGTCGAGGCACTCAGGTAGATATCGTACTCAACAACGCAGGTATGCAGATAGCTTACCGCACAGACTATTTCAAGACGCCTGTTGCAGACTATACCGAGAGCTTCAAGATAAACACCATCGCACCTGCAATGATATGCTATCATTTCATGCCTAAGATGATCGAGCGTGGATTTGGACGTATCCTTAACACTACCAGCGGAATCCGTCTTGAGCCTGAACAGGCAGGCTACTCCGCAAGCAAGGCTGCTCTTGACAAGATAACCATCGACCTCGGCTCAAAGGTTGAAGGAACAGACGTGATGATAAACCTCACCGATCCCGGTTGGTGCAGAACCGATCTCGGCGGCCCTCACGCTCCCAACGCTCCCGAGAGTGCTATTCCCGGTATCGTGGTAGGCGCATTTGTAGACGACAAGAAATCGGGCAGATTCCTGAACGCTCCCCATTTCACAGGCATGACCCTGGAAGAAGCTGTCGCAAAGGCAGAAGCAGAGTTCGACAGCCCCTACGGCAAGTAATAAAGGAGAGCTTATGAAAAAACTTATCACCGTAATTCTTTCCGCAGTTGTGCTGTTAAGCTGCGCAGGCTGCACCGCAAATGGATCTCCGAACGATACCATCGAACAGGGCGAGCCGCAGATCACACAGAATGATGAGGTGTCCGCTGTCGCTCCCGAGACCGCTGAGGCTCCCGACGAGAGCGAAGGCGAAACTGTAGCAGGAGGATTCTCTGTGCAGGGCACGAAGCTCATCGATGCAAATGGCAACGAATTTATCATGCGTGGCGTCAATCACCCGCATTGTTGGTTTCTTGACACTGACACTACAGCTCTCCCTGCAATAGCCGAGACGGGCTGCAATACCGTGCGTATCGTCTGCGGGGCAGGAATCCAGTACACAAAGGATACCGTGGAATCGCTGAATGCTGTCATCGAGCAGTGCAAGGCGCTTGATATGATAGTAGTTCTTGAGGTGCACGACATAACAGGCAAGGACGACATCGGTCTGCTTGAACAGGTCACCGATTACTGGATAGAGGTCAAGGACGCACTAATCGGAAACGAAGCTTACGTTATCCTGAATATCGCCAACGAATGGGTCGGAAAATGGGACAGCAATATCTGGCGTGACGGCTACACCGCATCTATCCCGAGACTGCGTGAAGCAGGTATCAAGAATACCATCATGGTAGATGCAGGCGGCTGGGGTCAGTACGGAAAGAGTATCAAAGAATGCGGCGTGGAGGTGTTAAACTCCGATCCCGACAAGAATACCATGTTCTCTGTACATATGTACGGCACCGCAGGCAAGAACGAACGCACCATCGAGCAGAATATAACGGGCGCAACAGAGCAGGAGCTTTGCATAATCGTTGGTGAGTTCGGCTACAATCACTCCGACGGCGACGTAGATGAGGGCTACATAATGCAGTACTGCGAGGAGAACGATATCGGCTACCTCGGCTGGAGCTGGAAGGGCAACGGCGGTGGTGTTGAGTATCTCGATATCGCTGTGGAATGGGACGGCTCGGTGCTTTCCGCAGACTGGGGCGAGGTGCTCATCAATGGCGAAAACGGCATCACTGCAACTGCAAAGATATGCAGCGTTTATGAATAAGGAGAAGATATGAGGATAGGTATACTCGGTGCAGGCGGTATCGCCCGCAAAATGGCGTACACTGTCAACAATATGGAGGATATGCAGCTTGCGGCTATAGGCTCAAGAAGCATCGAAAAAGCGGAAGAGTTCGCAAAGGAATTTGGGATTCCCACTGCTTACGGCAGCTACGAGGAGCTTGCCGCAGACAGCTCGCTTGACTTGATATATGTGGCAACACCGCATTCCCGTCACTACGAGGATTCTCTGCTCTGCCTTAACTGCGGCAGAAATGTGCTGTGCGAAAAGCCTTTTACCGCCAACGCAAAGCAGGCGCAGGAGCTTATTGAGCTTGCAGAGAGCAAAGGGCTTTTTGTCGGCGAGGCAATATGGACGAGATATCTTCCCATGCGCTTCAGACTAGATGAGATACTGGCGAGCGGCGTTATCGGCGAGATATCATATCTCACCGCAAATCTCGGCTATCAGATAAGCCATGTAGAGCGCCTTATAAAACCCGAGCTTGCCGGCGGCGCACTGCTTGATCTCGGTGTGTATACCATAAACTTCGCACTTATGGCATTCGGCAACGATGTGCGAGAGGTCATTTCCTCCTGCAACAAGAACGAATACGGTGTGGATACTAACAACTCAATCATCATGAACTTTGCCGACGGCAAGACCGCCATGCTGCACAGCAATCTGAACTCCGTTACGGACCTGCGTGGTATGATATACGGCGATAAGGGCAGAATAGAATTTGACAACATCAACAACTGCGAGGGTATCACCGTTTACCTTAACGATGGCACGGTGACGAAATATGAAACACCGCCGCAGATAACAGGATTTGAATATCAGGTGCGAGCTGCGGCAGATGCGATATCCGCAGGAATGACGGAATGTCCGCAGATGCCGCACTCCGAGATACTCTGCGTGCTGAAGCTGATGGACAAGCTTCGTGCCGAATGGGGAATTCGTTATCCCTTTGAATAAGACCCTCCGAACGCTCCGTTTCTCCTTTTGTGGAGAGCGGGGCGTTTTAGCCGTCTGAAAATATACGGATTTCCCATGCTTGTGTTGGTGCTTTAGCATAAAACAAAAAACCGCTGAACTTTCGTTCAGCGGTTCCTTTTAGCGGAATCTGTAACTTTAACTATTTCTGGTTCGCATTTTATATCAACAGCAATGGAATTAAGTCTTTTGGGATTGCACCATCCAGAAAAAAACAGACTGCTGCATAAGCTGCTTTATCTGAAAAGAAAAAGCGTCTTTTGCAAAGGCAATACCAAATGTATTTTTAGCAGCAGCTTTGAGTTCTTCGGCCTTTTCCCTGCCAAATCTTCCGTGACTTGCTTTGTTAAGAATATTCGTGAGTTTTCTTGTAGAAATTGAGAGAATATCCTCGGGAGTAAACCAGCTTCTGTATCAGAAATAAAGTAATAACCTTGCCCACAATTTGAAGCTCCCTTTGCT